ATGAAATTTAAAATATTATTATTAAGTTTTATTGCCACGGGTTGCTATGCTAATGAAAGTACAGCAGACCCAGATATTTGTAATATCGTAAAAAAGGTCGCTTATAACGTGATGGAAGCACGACAGCAAAAAGTACCAGCACAAGATTTACAACAAATTGCCGATGGGTTAGCAGATGAAGAAGCCAAGCAGCTTTATCAAGACTTAATTAGCTCAGCTTATGCTGCCAAAGTATTTAAGACAAGTTTCTTTAAACGCCAAGCAATTGAAGATTTTCAAGCAGGATGGTATGAGGAATGTTTACATAGAAATGAATAATAATCAAAAAATAATAAGTATTTAATTTTTAAGAACAACTAATTAGTTAAGAGAATGAAAAATAGACTGACAGGTCTGTCTAGGTGTTTTAATTTAAAAATAAAATTCGAATTTATAATTATCTATTTAAAAATAAATGCTCCGAAGATGCCGCTGCATGTCGTTACCCTTGAACCCTAAAGTTCAGCGGGTCTTTCTCAATTCTAGCAATACAGTGCAATATTAAACAATACCTAACGATATTAAAAAATCAATATTTTTAGTAATTTATATTAAAACAATACAATGCAATATTACACAATCTTTAGCAATACATAAATAGTCTATTAATGGTCTATTTCGGTAAATATGGTCTATTTTTCAGGTTTAAGTCTATTAAAGGTCTATTTTAATTGATTAAAAAAGCGGCACTTAGCCGCTTATGCAGTATGTGCCATTTTGTTTTGTTCAATATACGCCAAAACATCAGCCTTCACATAATTTACCTGACGTTTGTGTGGTTTCGAAAAGGGAATACCGCCGCCTTCACATCTTTTCTTCTGCAACCATGGTAAAGATACGTGCATTACGATTGCAACCGTTTCAGGTGGGAAAGTCTGATTATCAGCAGCTTCCCAAAATTCTTTCTTTGCAGCCTCTTTTTCTGCATGTGTCATACGATCTAGTTTAGTTAAGCGTGACATCTATTTCTCCTTACTTTCCGCTTTAGGATTTGCCCACCAAAGTACAGGGCCATCTTCTGAATCAAATGCTGCAATTAAAAAGAGTCCTTGTTCAGGTGGTTCTGGCTTCCAGTTGGGCCAAACTACTGCATCTTCCGGTATATTTGGTATTTCATCGTAATCTAATAGTTGAGTTTCAATTTCAACTCTAAGATTCATCTGAAGTTGTGCCCACTGTTCTCTTGTGTAGGCTTCTGCTCCTTCTTCAATGGTGTCAAACAATTCAATATCTGGATGAAACCAATTGAAAAGGTTTTCAGGTGGTTCTATTGGCTGGATCTGATATTTAAAACCCGTCTCACTAGATCCGTAAAATTGTTTTGCTTCATCAAAGCTTTTGGTTACAAGAGGGGCAGAACCTTTCTTGTAGCAAATTACAATTTCATCAAATTTAAAAACGCGCTCTGCTGTCTTCAAATCAAAGCATTGGTACATAGGTTCACTAAACCAACTCTCTACATAAAATAGTTTTTTAATATGATCCTTACGGGTGCCGTGCCATTTCTGGACTTTGATAGCATCATCGAAAATTTCTAAGAAAAAGTTGTTGCCTTCTTTTTCATGCATTTTTCTATAACGCTCTACAGCTCTCTCAGCTAACTCCTTAGAAGCTGCTGGGGTTTGTTTAAAAGGGCTGTAACCTTCAGGTCGCATAGCAACCGCCCACAATGTTGATTTACTCATCCCTCAGCTCCCGATTCTTTTTCAACTAGTGCACTGTAAACATCTTTAGCTTCTTTAAGAGTAAGGAACTCTGGACCTGAACCAACAGACCCTAAGCAGACACAAGCCATTGCCATTATAGTTTTGCGATTTGGTTCCTTTGGAATTAGTAGATGAGTCTCCGGCACCGTCTGAGCTTTGGCTCTTGCTTTCCATGCCTTAAACATCTCGTGTTTTAGATATGATTTATTGGCGTATTCCTCAGAGGAAGGATCTAAGGGCAATTCACCATGTCTTTTAAAAAAATAAGCGTCAAAATTTTCAAGTTCTTGGTTTAGGTCAATCATTTAGGCCACCATCTCTGCATATTCTTCTTTAGTCCACTCAACAAATTCTTTATAAAGTTGTTGTGCTGGTTTATTTAACCGGTTGTGATAGTCGATCGTTATGCGGCGCCAAGCGACTGGTACCGCATAATGCTTTGTTAGGAACATTGCTTGATCCATGCCTTGCCGGACTATTACGTAGCCCAGCAATTGCAAGTAGTACATAAAACCAAGCATGTGTTTTTGGCTCACTTTCTTGTACTGCTCTTTCATATTAGAAGTTGTCTCCTAATAGATAGTCAGGTTCAGCTTCAGATTGAGTAGGTGCAGGATTCTCTAATTCATAGCGGCGTTTTCTTATATAACCCATGAGTTTTGGTTGAATTAACGGATCACGTGCGGCCACATCTATTTCCAAAGCATCTAATGTTGTGAGGTCGGGCGCGTTTTGGATCTGGACCATTAGTGAAGGTGGTTCATTTGCAGGTACCTTTGCTTTTTCGAGCTCTTCAAGTCGCTTGTGAGTGGCGAGGAGGAGAGGTTCCATTTGTTTGTCATTCCACGTACGGGTATATCGATAAACAGCATTTACCTCTTCAGGTGTTTTTGATTCTTTTACACGCTGAAGAAGAGCATCTAATGCCTTCTGATATTCAGGATCTACTTTAGGCTCGTTAGTTTCTGGAACTAACAGATCCTCAGATGTGGTGACATTTGTTTGTTTGGTAATAACAATCGTTGGTTGAGTTTCTGCAGAAATAACGTCACTAGGCTTTTCTGCTTTTGATTTTTTGCCTCTCTGTTTTTTAGGTTCCTCACCAAGACGAATAACACTTAAATCATTGTTGATTTCAATACCGAGTGCTTTTGAAAATGCTTTTAATTGAAGCTTGGCATTTTCAGCATCACGCTGAACAAAACCACTATTAATAGCTTCAATGAGTGCAGGAGTTTTAAATCCAACGTTATAAATGGAAGGTAAATATGTGTTGATTACAAAAACATTTTGACCTTCTTCATACTCATCAATAGTTAATGGCTTTGTGAATGTAATGCCAGCCAGCTCAATAGTTTCGATTTTGATGCAGAATTCAAAACCCGGTTTACCAAAAACAGAAGCGGGGAATTGATCTAAGTCAGAAAAGTCCAACATGTCTCCAATAGGACGACATAGAACAGTTTTACCTTTTTGAAGAGCTGCAAATGCTTCAGCTGCAGTTAGTAAATTAGTCATGAATAGCTCTCCTTTTAGTGATGTAACGACTGTTGTTGCTGAACTTGCTGAGGATTGTTTTTAGGCGACCAACCCATCTGATCGGCACGTGCTTGGCATGCTCTATTGATACCCGCCTCATAAGTAGTACCTTTAAACTTCCTAATCGCAGCATTTAAGATATTAGTGTCAGGTGCATCTTTAATTGCTTTCAAAGCATCTTGATATAGTTGGTCCTGAGTACGGGGCGGCTTCTGGTTACCACCCTGAGCGATTGTCTGATTATTTTGATTTGTATTTTGACCTGCTGGGGTAGAGGCATTTTGCTCAAGATATGCATAGTCATAGTTATATAGATATTTACTTCCATCAAAGTTTCCGAGGTAAACATCAGCTGCCACACCAATAGCTTTAAACGCTACACCAAGAGCATCAGTAACGGCCTTTTTATAACCTTCATCAATTGCTACTAATTTGCCTTTTTGAACTTCAACAATTGCTGAACCACCGTTGCCGAAAAATTCCTCACCCCAAACACCATCAATCTTGGTTTTTACTGCTACTTCAGCAAAAGCCATAATAGTTCCATCAGGTGCAGTTTCAGACCATAAACGTACATGTCTATAAGTCCAGCCATGACCAACAGGACCAAAGGCCTGAGTCATAGCCATTAATCGCCATTGAGGGTTAATATCTGATTTACCTTTTAAATAACCAAACTCAATTTTTTTAAGAAAATTGGTAGGCGTTTGCTTAACTGCATTCCAGATATGTAAGTTGTCTTTTGAGTTTTCAGTTGTCATTTTTCTTATCCTCATCTTGAGCCTGTGAAACCGCGTTTTTGTTTATATGCTTTGCGGTCATAAGTAGGGATATTTGTTTCACGCAGTTTTATAGCGAGCTGCTTTCTGCGTTGGAAATCAATTTCTTGCATAAGAGAAGCGAAAACCTTTGGTTCCTTAGCTTTAAATTGCTCAACATTAAGCGGCTTTTTAACGCCATCTTTAATTTCGTAAAGTACTGAGCCCTTAGCGTTTGCAGCATAGATAGCCCACTTAATACGTACGGAATAAAGACCTTGGTCGTCACGGCCTAAAAATGACTTATAGCCGTCAGGGTGCTTTTTGAAATTAGTCATCTTTAAGCCTCTACCAACTTGTTACGTTCGATGAAGCCTTTTAGAAGAGCATTGATGTTGCGAATGTCTTCATGTTCGGTGAAATCGTTATATGACTTACCGTTAATGTCAGTGATTTCATTTACTGTGAGTTGGGTAATATCAACAGCGGTGAATTCAGAACCCGGAACGCCGTAGCTGTCTGGATGAGCTTCAAAGTCAAAGCTAACTTTTAAACGGAAGCTATCTAATTTGATGACAGCAACACCAGAATGTTTACCTGTGATTTTTGCAGTTAACACACCGTAAGTACTTGGTTGAGTTTTAGGTGTAAAAAGAGAAGGGGCTTCTTTTGCTTGGAATGCTGGTTGAAGCTGGCAAGCAACTAAAGAACCACCAGAAATTGCAAGAGCAGCCATGCTGACAAATGCAAATGAGTTGAATGAGTTAACTTTTACGTTCATAATTGATCTCGCAGTTTGTAAAAGCACATCGGAAGTTGAAAGGGCCGATGTGCTTTTTTGTTGTCTACGAGATAAATATCGCATTTCCGATATTTTTAGTCAATAGTTACACCGATATTTTTATTGGTATTCCGATAATATTCTTTTTAAAAAAGAAAACTCACTTTAAAAGTGGGACGAGTGAGTAAAATTATTTAATTGATATTTATGGTCTAGCACTTTTAATAGTTTGATGATGGATTATTTTCAACTTCATTATTTAAGTCATCAAGAGCATTATCCACCTCTGGAACGACATCACGCCAATTTTCATTTTCAAAGCGTTCAAATTGATTATTTACTTCCTCTAATTTAGCTTCTAACTCAGCAATATGCTCTTCTAATTCAGCAATTTTCTGATCTTTCTCATACACGATAGCATCATGTTCAGCTCGGCTAATAGTGTCTGAACAGCCAGTTAAAACTAAAACTGGCATTATTAAAATTAATTTAAAAATTTTCATCTTAACTCTTTCTTACTCTTCGTTTTCCACGGTATGTATATCTCAAAGAATCTATTACTTGACCAATAAAATAGCAATCTTCGTCAATTGGAATGATATTAGGGTGAAAATTTGGGTTAATCGCCTTTAGATACCTTGTTCCATCAGATTCAATAACTAGTTTTTTGAAAGTAGCATCTTTGTCTTTTCGTACAACAATGATATCTCCAGATTGCATATCTGAATAATATACTGTTGGATCTACAACAATATAATCACCTTCAATAAAATCAGGTTCATTACTCACGCCACGTACTTTTAAATAAAAACATTTTTCGCAATCATCTGGGAGAGGGAACCATTCCGTAACTTGAGACATATCCACTGATTCAACATTAGTAAAATTACCTGCTTGTACCCAAGATAAAACGGGCGCCATACGAGCTTGAACTGGCACAACGTTGGTTGTAATAAGTTCCCCAACTACACCTTTTTTTAATTCTTCAGCTGTAACCCCAAGGGCATTCGCTAATTCAAGTATTGAACCTGTTGATTTAGCATTTCCTGTTTCAAGATCAGAAATTACAGATTGTTTTACACCAGATTTCTGAGCTAACTCTTTTTGAGTCATCTTTTTCGCTTTTCGTATTGCTTTTAAGTTTTCACCCAAAGTAGCCATATGTATTTCCTTAAATACTTATATCGGAATTCTGATACAAATTTGTATCGCTTTGGCTATTGTTAAAATATCGGAAAACCTATATATTTATCTAAAAATATAGGAGCTTCGCATGAATCAATGGCCAAACATGATTTCAGATTTGCGTGAAAAGGGCTTAACACAAACTCAGATTGGTACCGAAATCGGATGCTCACAGAATTACGTTAGTGATTTAGAGCGAGGGGTATGTGGTAAACGCTTATCGCATGAAATTGCAACCAAATTACAAAAGCTTTGGAAAAAGCATTGCAAAACTAAACAAGTGGCTTAGGTAACAAGATGAGCAAATTATCAGTTGATATATCTGCAAGTGCCAGAAATGACGTCTCTCGTATATTGCATGGCCTTGATATAAGCAATCAAAAAGAGATTGCTGAACATTTAAAGGTTGATCCAAGCACTATTTCACGACTTAAAACAGACAAGAAAAACAATGGCTTGAATGAGATTGAAATGTTTTGCGAGCTATTGAGTTTGCTTGGATTAAAAGTCGTTCCTAAAGATTATCAAAGCATTGATAAAGAACGTGTAGCTGCACTTTTAGTTATGTCTAAGAGTTGGATGAACCGTATAGAAACGGTGGATGACTTATTTCATGACGAAATTAGTGGTCAAAAAGAAAAGCTTGGATATTAAAAAAGCCTGATGGTCGAGATCAGGCTTCTAGGCATTCAATTGAGGTGAATCAAATGAACACAAATAATCTATCAAATCAACAGCAAATAATCCAGAGCTGGTTTGAGCCTGCTCTTTATACGCTGAATCAATTGCTTGAAAAGAGAAAGGAAAACCTTCGCCGTATTAATCGAGATGAAAGGAATGCGGCAGTAAAGCGCGATGAATTTATGTGGGCACTTTCACAAGAGCACAGAATGCCGCTTTATCACGCCGGAGTGATTATTTCGAATCTCTATAGAGCTAAGAAAATTCGATATTTGGGTAGCTTTATTCAAATTATTGAAGAGGAGGAACAATGAGCCTAGACGCATCCATTTGGGCCTTCAAAGCTGAGGTTAAAACCTCAAGTCAAAGACTTGTTTTATTAGCATTGGCTGATAGAGCAGGAGAGTCTCACAAGTGCTACCCAAGTATTAATCGCATGGTCAAAGACACGCTTCTTAACCGCAAAACAATTATTAAAGTTTTAGATGAACTTGAAGCTGGTTCATTTATTAAATTTACAGGTGAAATCACAGGTAATGGTGTGAAAGTTTACCAGTTAATTGGTGTGATGGGCCGTGAAGAGGATAGTGTAACTAGTCCCAAAAATGGGACTGGTACCAATAACGGAACTAGTTCCAATTTCGGTACTGGTTCCAAAAACGGTACTAGTACCAATATTGGGACCGCAACCAGTCCCAAAAACGGTACCGAGACCAGTACCAATATTGGGACACAGAACCTATCAATGAACCTATCAGATGAATCTAAAAATAAAAAAACATGGTTAAGTTTGAAAAAACTTCGTGAAGAAATTCTTTTGGCATCTGATCAGGAAACTTACGAGCAGATCAAAAACGCGAATTGGTTCGATCGAGAGTTACGAGCTTTTGAACTCTACAACGCTGAGAAGAATCTTTGTGATGAACTCATGCATTACCACTTCGCGGACTGGTTAATCAACGCATGTGGAAAATATCAAGCACGTGAACAGACAGGTTTCCGAAATTCAGGGTCGCAGGTTCGGTGCTCGCCGAGCGCACCGCACCAGTTGAGCGATAAACAAGTTCACACCTTTGCGCAAAAACTCTCACAACATCCTGAGTTCGCAAGCCAGTTTGCAGCCGCAGGGGAAAGCTACGATCAACTCGCAGCACGTATCGCCGTGAAACTAAGCGATCCAGCTCAGGCCAAACAATGGGAACCTTACCTCAAGCAAGTGGGATTCAAAGGCACATTACAGGGGGCAGCATGACCTCAATGAGCCTTGCTGATTACCGAAAGTTATTTCCGATAAAGAAAAATAAAACGCGGTGTTCAGCTAAGCAAGTTGCCAGACAACCAAGTGTGGGTGAAATGGTGCTGGCAACGCATTTAAGAGCATGCAAGATTGGTTTTGAACAGGAATATAAGTTCCATCCTGATCGTAAATGGAGAGCAGATTTTTTAATAACGGGTACAAAGATTTTGATTGAGGTAGAAGGCGGGATCTGGAGCGGAGGCCGTCACACAAGAGGCAAGGGCTATTTAGGGGATATGGAGAAATACAACTCCGCAGCAATGATGGGTTTTACAGTTTTACGGTTCAGCACAGAGCAAGTAAAAGCAGGCGTGGCGATTAAACAAATTGAGCAATTGGTGGGATGAAAATGAATATGCCAGTACAACACATTTTACAAGCGGTCGATTGGTCTAGATTTAGTTTTGAAGAGTGGTGTCGCCAGCTTGGAGCTTGGCTTAACGGCGATACCGAAAGAATGGTCAAAATTGTTAAGACGATGCCAACAAAACGCATCACTCAAAAACAACGTGAAAAATTAATAGCAATGTATATGAGCGATGAAAATTTAAAAGATCGCTTATGTATTCGCCGTAAGGGTACTTTCTGTGAGTTAAATGACAATGAGGCACGTGCAATCCATAGATTAATTATTGATATTAAATTAATCGAAGACAACATTTTACAAGAATGGATTTCAGCAATTTGGTCACATCATGTTATGGGTAATTCACTACGTGATATTGCGCAAAGTAACGATACTTCAGTTAATCAAATTAGACAGGATTTAAAGTGCGGCTTAGCTTACATCAAAAGCCGTAACCCTCATTTTAAGTTTGCAACTTTTGAAAAAACTACTTGAGTGTGCGCACAGGGTATGGCATATTTGTGATAACTTGGCGATTTTTGAATTTAACGCCATCTAAAAGCCTCGCAAAAGCGGGGTTTTTGTCATTCTGGGGTGTTTATGGCTGACGATGATCAATTTGATAAAGAAGTTTATAAAACACTTTATGAGTTTCAATTAAAAGGGCTTGAAAGTGTTAAGGCATTACATGCAAAACATGAGGATAAAGCTGCTAAATATCTAACATTTACATCAATAATTATTGCGGCTATGAGTATATTTTCAAAACAGTATTTGTTTGATGTTGAAAACAAATCTTTTATATTTTACTTAATTGTCGTTTTGATGGTTTTAGTTTTTTTGTCATTATCCAGTATAGCTAGAAATTTATTTCATGTTCTAGAAGTTAGTAAGGTGGGTAAACTAGAAAATAATAAGGATATGGTCAATTACTTTACACAGAATGAGCTAGCAACTATCTACTACTATCTTTCCATCGATATGGCTGGGGTGATTAAAACATATGAAGATAGAAATTCTATAAAAGTTAATTATTTGAATAAGGCTTTTAAAGAGATAAAATTCTGTGGATTAATGTTTGTGTTAACTGTACTATTGATTATAGTTGATATTTTGATCATTTAAGTTATATGGAAAAGATTCGATTTAATAAACCTGTTCCTCCAGAAGTTGATAGACCCCCAATAGTTATTGAAGAAAGAAGTGATAAAAGTAAACTGGAGCATAAATAATATGGGTATAAGTGCATCTAAGCCGGTACCGCCACCAGCTCCAACTCCACCAATCAAGACTGTTGGAGACTCTATGCCAGAAAAATTAATTAAGAAACCAAGATAACCTTTAAAAAAAGAGCTCGCCAAAAGGTGGGCTTTTTGCATTTTAGGAGGATTACATGCTTCGCATTATCAGGTAAAAAACGCCTGATGATCTTAAGTATATAGTGGAGTGATGATATGCTGTGGTTTTCTAATAAAGTGACTTCAAATGCCATCAATAAAAATTTCAAAAGGAAAGATTGTTAATCCTGTAGCTGACAAGCTGATACTTGTGGGTTCAAGTGAAGTAGAGATTCAATTAGAGTCTTTATCTGCTGTATCAGCGAAACAATCTATGTGTTTAATGTTTTTATCAAAGCATTATTTGAAAAATAAAGATAATTATGGAGATCCTAGTGAATTTATTAAGTATCTAAATACTAATTTCACTCAGGTAGATATCAACACAAACAAAGGCAGGATCATTGGATCAGAAATCAACACGAGATTTCTCAATAAGCTCAAGAAACTTGCTGAATCGTTAATACTGATTGATCTTTATGACAAAGGGAAAATCAAAATTGAATATTAAATTTACCCCTCTTCAGAGGGTTTTTTAATGGGTGAAATTTATGGCGGCTCGAAACCGTAATAGATTCTGGGAGTAGCACAACTCCTATGGTTGCAAACCTTTCAATTAAGACTTCGATTGTTCGAGTTTAAAACAATCCTGTGTGCTATATTCATTTTGCATTTTGGAGATGAATATGAATATCTGTGTTGGTGGTGAACTTGATGGGCAAAAGATAGAAAGAGGGGCGTTAAGAAGAATGATGTATATAAATATTATAAAACTCAGTAATTGCATAATAAATTCAAATATTTACTTAAAATCAGGGTGACAGAATTTAAACAATCTTTACCTAGGCGAAGGATTTAGTAACTCAAATAAACATTATTTTAGAAGGATAATTATAAAAAACGGAGTACAAATGTCATGAATAAGAATGTAGAGCTAATAAAGTACATTGATGTAGCTGAGACAGTTTACGAACGGGTATATGAAAATAATAAAATTTCAAATAATTTGATTGTTAATCTAAATCGCATTATGGCTGAGATAAAGAATCAAGCTGCAGAAAAAAGACTCAAATTGAAGTACAGCTCAATAGACTTTGAATATTGTTTAAGTTTGCCTTTAGCTGATCGCAAGATAAAAGTAGATTTAAGTCTTATACCTCATTTTGAAGATCGTGAAGAAAGTATTTTGTGGTTAACTAACTTTATTGGAAAAATTTGTGAGCCCAGAAAGATACAAAGACAGAAAAAAAACTTCATTAAGTACCTGTGAATTTTAGATGAACAGCCCTTAAAGCGGTTTTTTATTGCTAGTAGAATATTTAATGTATCTTTTCTAATAGGCACATACTATTAAAGTGTTTTTTATTTATTTTTTAGATTGAAAAGATTGCTATTTGAGTAATTTAAATATAAAAATCTTTATTGATTGAGCGTAGTTGTTATACAGGATATTTATAAGGATTGTAAATGACAATTATCACATTGCTTGATGTTGAGACGAAGAAGAAGGTGATAGTTCGGTCCGTAATAGACCCAATAGCAAGAATAGACAAAAAAGGGAATATACAAATTATTCAAATTCATAAATGGCTATATGATGAATCTGGAGATTTCGTTGATGAAGACTTATATGAGGCACTCAACAATGGAGAAGTTGGTATATACATAACTTTGCAGTATATGATCATTGATATTGAAAATTAATTATTTTATTTTTAGTCAGTTTGAGTTCTTACTCTCTAGAGCCTAATGGTTACTGCACATAAGACCTTATTAAGTATTACCTATTGATGGGCACATATTCTTTATAAGTCTTGATAAGTAAAAAAATTATGTAGGCTAAAAATAAAACCATTTAAAAAAAGAAATCTTTATCTATTTAAATATGAATATTTGATATTTTTAATTCAATCCTTATTGCTAGTGCTTAAATATTATGCCAATATGAAGTTGGAGATATTTCCGAATAGATATTTCCTATTTCAGGTTTAAGCGTTTTTTTTCGCTAAGTCCATTTCTGAATAAAAATAGGAAGTGGGCTTTTTTATTTTTAAATATTTCTGTATTATCAGTGTGTTGCTGTAGGTAACACTAAACCTTGTTGATCAGCGCAAATATCAAAAAGGGGGAGCTTGCCTACTAGGCAAGCTTTTTAAATTGATCAACTAAACACAATAATCCATTTTAGAGCTCAATAGAAAAATCAAAGTTCCATAGCTTTTATTCGTACTAATGTATTAAATATAATCGTTTTTATAATTTTTAAAATTTCCTTAAACTAAAAATGGAAAATTTCTTGTTGCAACATTGTTATAATAGGACTACCTTAAGAAAAATACTTTATAAAAATGAGGAGCTGCTGAAATGCCACAGTATCTCATGTTTGCGGAAAATATTTATAACAAAATTAAAGATGAGGAATTGTTTTCACATGACTGTATTGAAAATATGAACTTACTTATGACATGTATACGCAGAGAAATTGAGGGAACAGAATTTAAATTAAAATATAATTTTATTGATTTTGTTGAATTGTTTAGTAAACAATTAGATGAATGTAAAGTAAAAATAGATGTGAGTTTGATTCCTCCTCATAATTCAGAAGGTGAGTATATTTTATGGTTAGCTGGATTTATCGAAAAAATTACAGAAGGTGGACCTAAACCACCTCCGCCTATAAAGAAATTTATTCCAGAGTATATGGGCTTGAAATCTGAATTAGATTTTTTACCTTTAAATGAGGAAAAAATTCAAACCGAAGGTAAAGAAATTACGGATTACTTTAATTCAAAGCTTTATAAGGCAACTTTTAAGAAGTAATACTATATTGCCTGTGAGTTTAGCCACCGCCTTAGGGCGGTTTTTTTATGGGTGAGAATAATGGATTCTACAGAATACTTTTGGCTTACTCGGAAAAAAGAACCTAAAACTAAACCTAAAAGCCGGCCATTGCCTAAGGCGAAGCAAAAATATCTCGAGGCTGAGGCAACACTTAAGGAAGAGCTTGAGGATTTGGCGATTGGATTTGAACAGAAGTTTCAACCGATCCATACCAAACACTGGCGCTTTGACTTTCATATTGTGAAATTGCGTTTGCTCATTGAAATTGAGGGTAGTCCTTGGTCTGGTGGGCGTGGTGGAAAACTGTCAAATAAAGCATGGAGTCTTGATCGATATGATCATGCTGAAGAGATGGGTTACAAAATAGAGCGCTTTCATCCAGACTCTGTTTTGTCGGGATATGTCATTAACTGGATTAAAGACGAATTAGCGAGAATTGAAGATGGAGCAGATCAGACCATTTCCACCGACTGATTTTATTGATCAAGCAGATGAAGAAGAAGCAATTAGACTAACACCAGCACCAGATCTAAAAAAATGGGTTGTTGCTAATTACTTAACTATTGGTGGACCTCTTTATAACCCCGATCATGATCACATAGCTGAGCTGCTTCACGATAATGAAGAATTTTTAGCATTTGCTTGGGCCTCTTCTGCATATAAAAGCAAGCAAGCTATGGTGTTAGGCCAGTGCGAAAAAGTCATGTTCAATGTTGGTGGATGGCGTAAGGCCAGACAAGAGCAACAGATGCGAGACTGGTTCGGCTTTGTGCCAACTTACTTGATCACCGTTGATGCTACATTTTGCGACAAAGCAAATGATCGTGAGTTTTGTGCTTTGCTTGAACATGAGCTTTACCATATAGGCGTAGAGCGTGATGAAGACGGCGAGATGATCTTTAGTAGTTCAACAGGTTTACCTAAGCATTATTTAGCTGGGCACGATGTTGAAGAGTTTATTGGCGTAACCAAACGGTGGGGGGCTAGTCAAAGCGTTAAACGTATTGTTGAAGCTGCAAAGAATCCGCCGTTTGTTTCAAATCTTGATATTTCAAAATGCTGCGGAAACTGCGTAATCAACTGAGCCGAATGGCTCTTTTTTTTGCCTTCTTTGCTAGACGTAGCTAGACAAAGGTGGGGGTATGGCTGCACTTAAAGAACAGGTAAAAATATTTATTGTTCAAGCGCTTGCCTGCATGGATACCCCTCAACAGGTAGCTAATGCTGTCAAGCAAGAATTTAACATTGAGATTGATCGAAAACAGGTACAACTTTATGACCCGACAAAAGCGGCAGGAAAGAATTTAAGTAAGAAATATAAAGACCTTTTTCATAAAACCCGAGAGGACTTTAAAAAGAATGTTTATGACATCCCTTTAGCTAATAAAGCCTATCGGCTTAAAGAACTTCAGAAGATTTATGAAGACTGGAAGAACAACAGGCTTATGAAGCAAGGGGTTATTAAACAGGTTCGGGAAGAAATGCAGGGTTATGACCTGATGTTATTAAATCTTGAGTTAAAGCAACTTGAGATTGAAAAGTTAAGAGAGGGTGAAGGTGATGAAGATCCAACACCAGTCAAGGTAACTATTCAAGTTGTGGATGCGAGTAAAAAAGATGCCGAACATCAATCCGACACTGAATGTACCTCAGGCTAATTTTTTGCAGATGGAAAAGAAGTTCCGCGCATTCGTTGCTGGCTTTGGATCGGGAAAGACTTGGGTTGGCTGCTCCAGTTTATGCAACAAAGCTTGGGAATTTCCAAAAGTACCTTTGGGTTATTTTGCTCCAACTTACCCGCAGATTCGCGACATTTTCTTTCCAACTATTGAAGAGGTGGCTTTTGATTGGGGGCTTAAAACCAAGGTTTATGAAACCAATAAAGAGGTTGATATCTATTATGGTCGGCAATATCGAACGACGATCATTTGTCGATCTATGGAGAAACCAGCAACCATTGTAGGTTTTAAAATCGGCCACGCCCTGATTGATGAGCTTGATGTTATGGCCAAGGTCAAAGCTCAACAGGCTTGGCGTAAGATCATCGCACGTATGCGTTATAAGCAAGCTGGTTTGCTCAACGGTATTGATGTGGCCACAACACCAGAAGGTTTTAAGTTTACATATGAGCAATTTGTTAAAGAGGCAAATAAATCAGAGGCTAAGCGTAAGCTATATGGAATGATTCAAGCTTCAACTTATGACAATGAAGCTAATCTTCCAGATGACTACATATCATCACTTTATGAGTCTTATCCGCCGCAATTAATTTCAGCTTATTTAAGAGGGCAGTTTGTCAATTTAACCAGTGGTGCTGTTTACCCCGACTTTGATCGAGTTCTAAACCACACGGATGAAGAAATTAAGAAAGGTGAACCTTTACTCATAGGAATGGACTTTAACGTACTTAAGATGGCTGCTGTGGTTTATGTCATTCGAGAAGGGAAGCCAAGGGCTTTAGATGAACTGGTTGGAGTGAGAGATACACCGACAATGTGTCAATTGATTAATGAACGCTTTCCAGATCACGATATTACCGTGATTCCAGATGCTTCAGGTCAGGCAACATCATCGAAGAACTTCAGTGAATCTGATCATGCAATCTTAAAGAAACATGGATTTAAAGTTGAAACTAATGGTGTGAATCCCGGTATTAAAGATCGTATCACTGCAGTTAATGCACAAATCCTAAATGCTGAGGGTGAACGACACTTAAAAGTGAATACAAACAAGTGCCCTAACTTTACGGCTACTTTAGAACAGCAAGTCTATGATGATTTTGGAATGCCAGATAAAAGCGCTGGTTTAGACCACGTTGGGGACGCTGGTGGATATCCAATAGCTAAGAGATTCCCAGTCATCATTCAGAAAATATTTAAACGGCGCGCAATCGCTGGTTTTTCTCGTTAATCAATGCACCTTCTCAGGTGCTTTTTTATTGGTGTTTTTATGGCAGTTACTGATAAACATCCGCAGTATATTGCTGCACAAAAAAGCTGGGAGATTATGCGTGACGCCGTTGCTGGTGAAGAGCAGATCAAACAGGCACAGACTAAGTATCTTCCTAAGTCAGCAGGGATGATTGAAGCAGAGAAACAGGGCGATAGGACTGGAGAGATTTATAAGGCTTATCTAAGTCGAGCTCAGTATCCATTATGGGTTCAGGATTCACTACGCACGATGATTGGTTTAGTCTCAAAGCTTGAACCTAACATCGTAATTGAAAGTTCTCTGTTAAAGGGTTTGATAGAGAATGCAACCAATGATGGTTTTGGGCTTAAACAACTCTTTATCCGTATTTGCCTAGAATTACTTGAATATGGTCGCTGTGGTTTGCTTGTCGATGTTGATGGGGCTGGTGTGCCATATTTCGCTCTATATGATGCGCTATCAATCATTAACTGGAAGGAAAACAGCATTGGTGGCCGTAAGGATCTAAAGCTGTTAGTGCTCGAGGAACAATTCGAAAATAGTGAAGATGAGTTTGGGCATGATACAAAGACGGTTCACCGTGTTTTATCTATGGTTGATGGTGCGCTAACTGTACGGTTATTTGATGGCTCTGTTGAAGAAGATAAAACGCCAGATCTCGGCGGTAATCAGCTATCTTTCACGCCGTTTGTTTTCTGTGGCACGACCGATAATTCTCCACAAGTTGGAACGGTACCATTGCTTACCATGGCTAAGGCAGCACTCAAGTATTACCAGCTAAGTGCGGATTATTACCAGTCACTTCACCATACAGCTCATCCGCAGCCTTGGATTAATGGACTTGAGGGTGATGAAGATATTAGCGTTACTGGTGTGATGGCTGTCTGGAGCCTTCCTGGTGAATCTCAGTGTGGTTATCTCGAAATTTCAGGTAGCGGCATTGAACTCACCAAAAAGGAAATGGATGCACAAAAAAATGCTGCTCTTGAAGCCGGTGCCAAGGTAGTCGATACCAATACACAGGAATCAGGGGAAGCGCGCCGTGCACGTCAAGATGATCAGCAAGCAAGCTTACATAGCATTGTGACGTGTGCTGCTGCGGCTATTGAGCAGGCAATCAAATATGCTGCCCAATGGTTAAAGTTGGATCCGTCAAAATATACATTCACAGTCGAACCAGAATTTATTGTCCAGCAATACGACATCAATCTTGCTAAGCAACTATATGAAGGTGCTATAGCTGGAAAGAATTCGTTCCAGACGTATTGGGAATATATCGCTACTGGTAAGTTGCCAGCTCATGATTTTCAGGAAGAGTTGAAGCGTGTTGAAAGTGAGCGAGATAGTATGCCGTTGTAGAGGTGACGCATGGCTTCAAAAGAAGATAAATCGCTGATTGAAATACTTACCCAACATCAGGCGTATTTATATAGGGTGTCTTCTCAATCTGTTAATGAGCTACTTAAAATCTTTAATGATGAGTCGACATTAATGTTGGCAAGGCTTCGGGATTTGCTCGATGAATTAAATGACTCTGAAAAAGTGGCTTTAGCAAGTGGGCAGTACACTACTGCTAATCTCAAAGAGATTCGAGATTTAATTTCTCAGTGGTTCCTTGGACTAAATACTTCCTTACCTGAAGCATTTGCAGTTTCAGCAACTGCAATGGCTGTATATGAGGCTAATTACACAGCTAAGTTATACGGCGGCAAGATTAAGAAACCTAACGGTGAAAAGCTGTTTACTGCTGCTAAGAAGGTCCCTTTAGTTGGTGGTGCTCTTGTAGATGATCTTCTAAGCAAGATTGCTGAAAGTGCACGTCAAAAGGTCGAATATGCTATTCGTGACGGGATTAGCTCAGGCAAAACTAATCAGGAAATCGTCCAGCGGATTCGTGGTACCAAACGCCTTAATTATGAAGATGGCTTATTAACCAGTTCCAAAGCTGATATTGACCGTACCGTACGAACTGTACGGAGCCATGTGGCGAATCAAGCATATTTAGACACTTTCAATAAAATCGGTTTTGAGTATGTACGTTTTGTCAGTGTCTTAGATGGGAGAACAACGAAATTATGTGCTTCTTTGGACGGATCTGTTTGGGAAGTGAATGACCCAGCAAAGCGGGTACCGCCGTTGCATCCAAATTGCCGCAGTATTCTGGTGCCCGTAGAGAAAGACGGGAAATTAGTTGGTGAACGGCCATTTGTCATGGACGAACGTCGAGTTAAAGACATTCCAAAAGATGAGCGGAGCCAATTAATAGGGCAGCTAGATGCCAACACTACATTTAAAGAGTTCTTCAAAAAGACAGATGACTTCTTTCAAAAAGAATGGTTAGGACCAAAGCGTTACAAACTTTTCAAAGAAGGAAAGTTTGATTTTGAAAAGTTCTTTGATCCTGAAGGCCGTTTATATAGCTTAGATGAGTTAAGAAATTTGGATGAAAAAACCTTTAAAGAGTTGGGTCTGTAATTTTTTCTTATGTTATATTTTTTAAAACATCAGAATTTATACAATATGAAAACAATAGCTTTTGTATGCCTAACTCTAATTTCCATCACTTGTTTAGCTGAACCAAGTCAAAAATATCTTAAAGAATATGATCGATTGTCTGAAGCTTTGGAGTCAGCAATGGCAAATGCATATTCTTTTGATCCTACAACTGGTCAAGTAAAACAGGCTACTCAAGATTTAGAAGCAAAAAATAATTTATGTAGAGCTGCCCAAGCGAAACTAAACCTCACCACGTTTTTAAAAGACAATTTAGAGGAATCTAAAGAGCTTTATAAATCTATTGATGGTGCAGAGACTCTAGATAAAAATTATCTTAGTGGACAACAGCAGGAACAACAAACTCTCGTTTCAAATTTGAAAAAAGACCTTGTTGGAACTGGATTTAACTGTGAGTAATTATCGCCGATGACAGGCAATCCTAAATTCACTTTAGACACAATTTTCACCTATAAAAGCGCCCAAACAGCGCTTTTGTCATTTATGGAGTTTGGCTTATGAGTGAATCAAAAGTTAGGCATTTAGTACTTAAAAGAGTTTCAGATAAATCTTCTCATCTTGCTCTTTGTGACGAGGAAACAGGTATTCCATTAGCTGGATTAACCTCTGTAAAAATGAATTGTAGTATTTTTGAGGGTCCAGCGACTATCACGGCAACATTTGATGTGGGTGGTCCTCAAGGCATCCGCTTATTTGGTGATGAACCTAGATCAGAGGTTTGGAATAAAAAGTAAACGTAGTTAAAGGTACTACAAATGTCTGAAAAGCAAATCAATATGTCAGATGCTCAATATATTCTGAGCACAAAATTAATTCTGGTGCCTTTTCTTCAAATTAAGATTTCAAGAGCCATGGCAATTTATGGTTTTACTTTTGAAAGATTAAAAGCAATCGCACTCATCAATTAGAACTTCATTTTTAACCTTAGCACCTTCGGGTGCTTTTTTGTGAGAAGAAAATGATCAAAGAAGTAACAGAGCAAGAGTTAGCTGAAAAGTCTGCGGCACCGCGAGTAACTAAAGCGCAAATTGATTCATTGATGGAGCGTGTTACTTATACGGTTGAGCAACGCCCCGGAGGTACAACATCAACATTTGTCCATGCATTTTTAGATGGAAAGTTTTTTCTAGCAACGGGTTTTAGTGCATGTGTGAATGCTGAAAACTTTGATGCTGAAATTGGTGAGCGTATGGCTCGCGGAAATGCAGAAAAGTCAGCCGAAAATAAACTTTGGGAGCTAGAAGGCTACCGTTTATTTGCAACAAATATCTAAGTTTTCAATCGAAATTTAGCGTCCTTAGGGGCGCTTTTTTAATGCCTTGAGATAAGGCTTTACCCCAATCAAACGAGAGGTTTGAACATGTCATTGCCATTTATTGTTGATTCACTTGATGCAATCAAAGAAGAACACCGAGCTTTATATGTCGAGGAAAACGGGAAGTTTCGCCTTGATTTGGAAGGTTATGAAGATCCAAAAGGTTTGAAATCTGCACTTCAAAGCGAGCGAGATGCTGCTAAGAATGCAAAATTGGAACTTCAAAAGCTTCAGAAACAATTTGAAGGGATTGATCCTGAAATTGTTAAAAAAGTCTTTGCCCAAATTGACCAAGACGAAGAAGCCAAATTAATCGCGGAAGGCAAGGTTAACGAAGTGATTCAGAAGCGCACCGAGAAGATGCGTGAAGAACATGAAAAGTTACTGAAAGCCGAAAAAGAACGTGCTGATAAAGCTGAAGCATATGCCGAGAAATTCAAGAAATCAGTGGTACAGAGTCAAATTGTACAGGCTGCTATTGAACTTGAAGCATTGCCAGAAGCGACCCCTGACATCGCTTTTTTAGCACAGTCAAAATTTGCATTAGATGAAAACGGCAAAGCTGTGGCAGTTGATGAAAACGGCGAAGTGGTGATTGGTAAAGACGGTCAGACGCCGATGACACCAAAAGAATGGGTTGAATCTCTACGCGAGCAAAAACCGTATTACTGGCCTAAGCCTAATGGCATGGGCGCACCAGGGAGCAACAATTCAAAAGGTCAGCCAGACATTCTCAAAGCAGATGGCTCGGTAAATATGACCAAATTGGCGCAATTACGAAATGAAAATCCGCAACTAGCTAAAGAGCTAGCGGCAAAACACGGTATTAAACTTTAAGGAGTAAAGCCTAATGGCTGAGACAAAAATTGCTGATGTAATCGTACCTGAGTTATTTACTCCGTACGTATTAAATAAGACTGCCGAGAGATCTGCATTATGGCAGTCAGGCATTGTTGGGGAGCTTGATGAAAAAGTCGCTTTTGGTACAGAAGGCGGTACTACAGTAAATATTCCTTTCTGGAATGATTTAAGCGGTGAGTCCGAAGTACTTTCAGATGGTAAAGCTCTTGGGGTAAATAACATCACGGCTGGTAAAGATATTGCTATTTTGCATGCCCGTGGTAAGGCTTGGGGTGCAAATGATTTATCTAAAGCATTATCTGGTGATGACCCATTGGGTGCGATTGCTGATCTTGTAGCAGATTACTGGGCTCGTGAATTTCAGGGGTTTACCGTAAATACACTTAAAGGTGTATTTGGGTCTGCAAGCATGGCAGGTAATACCCATGATATTTCGGCTGGTACTGGAGCAGCAGCCGTAATTGATGGTCATTCATTTATCGATGCATCTTATAAACTGGGTGATGCTGTTGATAAATTAACAGCGATTTCAATGCACTCATTCACAATGGCAGCACTAGCCAAGCAAGGTTTAATTGAAACCGTGCGTGATGCTGATGGTGTGGTGCTTTACAAAACTTTTATGGATCGCCGTGTGATTGTAGATGACGGCATGCCAGTTGAAGGCGACGTATTTACTTCTTACTTGTTTGGTTATGGCGCGATTGGTTTCCAAGATATTGGGGCACCAGTTGGTGTAGAGACTGACCGTGACAGTTTAGCGGGTACTGACATTCTTATTAACCGCCGTCACTTTGTGCTACATCCTCGTGGCATTAAATGGGCAGGTGATACAGGTATTGCACCTAATAATGCTGGTCTAGCAACTGCTGCAAACTGGGAACGTGTCTACGATCCTAAACAGATCCGTATTGTGGCATTCAAGCACAAGATCAAATAACAAAAAGGCGGGTAACACCGCCTTATCTTTTTGGAGATCCACATATGGGACTTTCATCATTTAACCGTGCACGGGAAAGACAACAAATGACAGAAACAAAAATTGCTGAACTCGAAGAACAACTGGCAACAGTAAAGGGCGAATTTATTGCCTTTCAAAATGATACCGAAGCAATGAAAGCACGTATTGCTGAACTTGAATCAGGTGAAGGTGGTCAAACACCTGAAGATGACCAAAAACCAAGTGATACTCAACCACAACCAATTAACTATGCTGGTCTAAAAGTAGATGAGCTTCGAGCTGTACTAACTGAAAAAGGCATTGCATTTGAAGCAGGTGCTAAAAAAGATGAACTTTTAGCATTAATTCCAAAGGAATAATTCATGAGCTTTATCACTGAACAAGAAGCGATAGAACTTGTTGAAGGCTTTGATGCTTTATCTGCCAGTGATAAGGCTCAATACCTCCAAATGGCCGAAGCATATCTATTAGCACGTAACGTTAAGCCTTATGAAGATGCTACCCAAGTACCTGAACCTTTAAAAACGGCCTCCTATCAAATCATCAAGGGCATTATGAAAGGTGATCTATATCAAGGGCAGGAACAGGCACTAAAACGTAAGAAGGTCAAAGCTGATACGGTTGAGACCGAAAAGGAATATCAGGACGGATCAGTAAAGCTTAGTGCAATCGAACAATTCATTCTTGATTTGATTAAGCCTTACAGCAAACGAAAAGCTGTATTTTTTGTCAGGAAAATTTAAATGGGCTTACGTGAAGAAATTCAGGCAGATATTGCTGAAGCATTTAATGATGATTTAGCGGACGCCGTTCATTCATTTACTTGTGACCGGATCTCAAGAAAAGATTGGGATCCTAAAACTGAAACTTATGTCGAAGTTAAAGAAAACTATTCTGGTCGTGGCGTTCTGTTTGGCTCATACAGTCAATATGAGATTCAGACGCTTGGAGTACTGGCCACAGATAAAAAGGCTACAGTGCTGCAGAATGAAGTAACTATGACTCCAAAAATTGATGATGAATGGTTAACAACCTTAGGCTCATTCCGCGTTATTCATATCCAGCTGGATCCAGCTAGCACAATATGGAAATGTCAGTTGAGGAAGGTTTAAATACTTGATCTAATATCCTTCTAAAATAGGGGGGATATATGGCTAAGAAAGAGTTAAAAAATAAAATTAAACTCGTAGGTTTTTGGACTTTTGGAGGAGTTTTTTGGTACTTGGTTATTAGTTTCTTTTTATTAAGTGAGTATCCAATACAAGACTTCATTTTTGATCATAAAAAAGCTTATGATGTTTTAAAAGATGCTCTAACTATTGCGGCGTCCTTCTTAGCTCCTGTAGCTGCTTTTGTTCTTTTTACTGATTGGCGTGAACAACATAAATTAGTAAAGCTTGAAAAAGATGCGGAGCAAATTATTCATAATATTTACATTGCGAATAAAACTCTATTAACTTTTTTTAACTCTATATGTGTAGGGGAAAAGAAGCAAATGAGTACTTATTTAAAAGTATTTGAATTAAGAAATGATATTTATCTACAAACAAATATGCTTTTCAATGATATTAAAAGAGTAAATTTACATGATTTGAATGTTCAAATGTTCTGTATTGAAGCAGCAAAATCTCTGATAAAAATACGTGAATGCGCTACAGAAATGTTTGAGGTACAAGAAAAGTATGATGCAGATGATTTATCTTATTTAATTGATATTAAAAAAATTTCGAATACTCTAGATGAATTAGTAGTAAATCAGGAAAAATTGAGTGAAATTTCCGTTGATTTAAAAATCTAAAAAAATACTGCCCACTTCGGTGGGTTTTTTTATGGGCGCGAATTAGGAGTTTGAATGGTAAATACAGACTACGTCCCTTTATGGCATATCTCTCCCTTCCAACATGTTCAATATACATTAGCTCGAAATCAGCTTCATATGGATCTGTTATTCGAGGACATGAGCAAGGTTGATCCGTTCTTATCTGTTGAAGGTGCAGCAGCTCAAGTCAGTTACTATTTTGATGGTGCTTATGCAGTTGTTCAGCTTGGTGATACTTCAGAAAGAAATCAAATTGAAGTGTATGGATTGCTTTTACATGAAGCTGTTCATGTCTGGCAAAAGATTAAAAAGCTAATGGGTGAACGAGAACCGAGCTCTGAGTTTGAAGCTTATTCAATTCAGGCGATCGCTCAGGATCTCTTTAAGATGTATGAGGAAAGCGAGGTTAAAAGTCATGGGGTGGAAGGGGAAAAAGCCGACTAGTTTTAGTCTTGAGGTATCTAAAGCAGCAGAAGACCATGTGAAGCATATTGTCATGGATACCGTGCAATCATTAGTTAATTTAAGTCCGGTTGATACTGGTGCATACCGTGCTTCACATATTGTTTCGATTGGATCCGCTGATTACGGTGTACGTGAACCTGAAACAAACGCCGTGCAGGATGCCGCTATTCAAGCTGTAAAGATTAAATTGGGTAATTTGGTCTATATCCAGAACAATAAAGCTTATGCACCCCGCTTAGAAAACGGCTGGTCTGATCAAGCACCACAAGGTATTTATGGCCTCACGTTTAACTTTATTTCTCAAAAGTACGGTGGCTAAAATGGCAATGACTTTAGAGCAAACAAGGCAAGCCATTATTGAGCACATGCAAGCTTTCACCGGCATTGCTCAGGAAAGAATTCAGTATCCAAATGCACCCAGCTTTACGGTTCCAAAAGAAGGTATATGGTGCCGTTTGACTATTGCAGGCGGCCCGAGTTTTATTTCAGGTATTGCAGATAAGCCATGTACACGCCGTACTGGTAATATCATGATTCAATGCTTTGATCGACTTCATGTGGGAGAAAAAGCTTTAACGGTTCTAAGCGATGCATTGTTGGCACATTTTGAATATTTCACAATCGAACACTTAGAATGTTTGAATGGTCAATCCATCTATGCGGGTAAAGATGCTGATTTTATTCAGTATAATGTGAGCATTGGGTTTAAGGTGAATTGATATGTCATGTATGCTGACTTTAGAAGAAATCGAAATTAAACGGCAAGAACTGGAAAGACATCTTGAAGATGTTATGTCTGTTGAGTTGAGCAAATGGCAATCTGAAAACAAGCTATGTGTTTCTGATGTGAATATACGCTTGGCTAATGTTGACAGCCTCGGAGGACCTAAACATAACGTTGTTACTGGAGTAAGTGTCGATTTAGATAATGAGCTTTGAGTTCAAGAAAAAGCTACTGCAAGGCGATTATTTTTAATGACCTCAGCATATTATCATTTGTGATTACATTCTGTTACAGTAATAGAAATTTATAACAAATGGTAAAACATGAAAAAATCAACTTTAGGCTGGGGTGCCGCAGGATTAGTAGCTTTAGGGATTTTTGGTTCAGGCAATGATAACTCTCCAAAACAAACTTCAGATTCAGAAAATGCACAGAGTGCAGTAGAGGAAGTTATCGAATCAAAATATATCAACACTAATTCTTTAAATATTAGAGATAAACCAAACGGTCACGTAGTAGGCAAGTTAGGACGTGGAGAAAAAGTTGATATTTATGAGACGAAAGGAAACTGGGCACGTATTTCCTTAAATTCCTCATCACCTCAGTGGTTATCAACAAAGCTATTATGTGAAACGGATGGTTGCTTTAAACAAAAGTCTCGATCAACCACGTCAAATAATTATCAGGCCTTAAAATCTCATCCTCATCATTCTGAAAGAAAACAGAAAAAAACCTACTACGATAGTGATTGTTCATGTGCTGTGGTGGATTATTGCGTGGGTCCTAGAGGTGGGCACTACTGTATTACGAGTGGAGGAAACAAGAGATATAAACCTAGATATTAACTAATTTGAATTATGAGACCTCCTTTTTGAGAGGTATTTTATGTCTTATTCACTACCACCTCATCGGTGGTTTTTTTATGTCTATAGGAATCACTTATGAGCAATTTTGTTTTTAAGCGTGGTGACACATTCAACTTGAACTTGCAGTTGGTTGATATGGATGAATCCCTGCAGTATCCACCGGATGATGTTCGCCGTGCAATTGATCTTACAGGTTATACCTTCACTTCACAGGTTAAAGCTCTGGCTGATGGCGCTGCTGTGGCTACCTTGACTTGTAGTGCATTAAGTCAAAGTGCACAGAAAGGGTGGCTGAATATCAAATCTAGTGCAAGCACTGCAACTTGGCCTTTAGGGCTGTGTCAGATGGATATTAAAGCTGTAGTTAGTGGTACTACGCAGCACACTGAAACTTTGACTTTCCAAGTGATTGACGGGGTAACAGCATAATGGCAAATCTTGTTTTTAAATTTAGTTGGGATCATCGGCCATTCCCGTATAACTCGGCTCAGGGAAAACGGCAATTCATGCTGCCTTTTGCCTCAGGTATTCCTAATCTAGCACCTGCCTTTTCACAAATTACGGATATCCCCACAACTAATCCGGCTTCACGGGTAATTGGGACTGCAGCAGGAAATGTAATGGAAGTTGGGGCTTTTGGTTTGGGTGGTAGATCAGTCAATAGTACTAATACTGATAAGATCGATGTGAATGGATTTTATCATGAGCAATTATCTTCTTCAGCTTCGCCCTCAACAATGAACTATGCTGCATTTATTCATGTGCGTCATATGTCAGCAAGTGGCTACGCATTTCAGTTAGGGGCACCGATGGGAGCTTCAAGTTTAAATGCTCTTAAAGGACGTATTTGTAATGCCGGTGTATGGTCTGATGTTGCCGTTATCTACAACACCCACAATACAACAAAAGATTCCAATGGTTTTATTAAAGCTGCTTCTCCTGTAGTGAAGTTATTCAGTGATCATATTGAGCTTAATACGGATGCTGAAAAGCAGCCTATTCAATTTGAGAAGGTTGAAGTGGGTGATTACCTTCTAAAAGGTTCACTTGGTTTTGCTCAGGAAGGTTGGTATATCGAAGTCCCTAAAGATGCTAATGGGAACACTGTGGTAGCTGTTGAATATTCAACTTTAGAAAATGGTGATCTTTCCATCAAAACTTACAAGCGTAAGTTTGATTTCGAAATTGCGGCAGTCATAGCAGATCATGAAAATCCGATGGACATTCCAGAGGGGCGCTGGATCGATATCCGCTTACATGAAGAACCTGAGCCAGAGCCTGAAATTTTTCAAACTGAAACACCTGTTGATTTCCAGCCCAATAATTTATCTGAAGCTGTAGCTGCTGCAATGGCAGGGGTAGAACCTCCGGAAATCTCAGACACAGACGAATCACTTTAATAACCCGCTTAAACAGCGGGTTTTTTATTGCCTAAATTTTGGAGAACCATAAATGAGTTCAGGCGCAAAAATTCGATTATATGCTTGTGAGGAAGCAGTTTTAGGAACAACTCCTGCAAATCCAGTCTGGTACACCGTTCGCCGTGTTACTGATAGTTTGAGTGAAAATGTTACTACTGAAGATAGCAGTGAAGTAGTTGATTCACGTTTTCGCCAAGGCGCTGTTGTAACGGAAGCCGAAGTAACTGGTCAACTAGAGTTTGAATTATCACTAGGTACCTTTGACTTATTCTTAAATGTTCTCGCTTTCAATAACTGGGCTGCAAATGCTTTAAGTTTTGGTGGTGGAGTACGTAAGTCTCTTACTTTGGTAAAAGTCTTTGAAGATATTGGTCAAGTCTTTATTTATCGCGGTATTCAAGTGAATACAGGTGAAATGACGATCCAGACCACAGGCAAAATCACTGGTAACTTTGGTTTAGTAGGTAGCTCATTTACGCGACAGCAGGTTAATCCTGTTACAAATCCTATTCCAGCATCGACTCGCCCTCTGGTGAGTATGCCAAACGTTGAAAAGCTACTTATTAATGGTCAATCAATTCAGGGTAAAGCTTGTCTGCAGACACTTACCATCAACTTTAGTAATAATCTGGAAGCGATCCGTTGTATCGGTTCTGGTAAGTACACGCCTGAGTTTTACTTAGAGAAAATGATGGATATTGGCGTAAATGCTAATTTCATGTTTTCAGCAACATCTGCTTCTTGGATAGATGCTATTAAAACCCGTGATGTATTTACATTGACCTTCGATATTACAGACACCAAAGGAAGTAAGTACTCGTTTAACTTCCCACAACTTGAAGTTAAGGAAGCAAATCACCCGGATGGTGGTGGCGATGACATCATTACAATAGATATCAATTTTGCCCAAGTGCGTACCAGTCCAACGATTGTACGTGCTCTTGTGTAATCAACTTATTCAATAACAAAGCCTATGGAATCCCATGGGCTTTTTATTTCTAAAAATTAGAGGTTGCTATGGCTTTAAAAGTCGGAATTATTAAAAGCTCTGACGTATCAAAATGGTGTGAATACAAAGGTGCTGATGGAGAGGTACAGGCAGAGTTCAAAGTCCGTGGTATCGCTTATAAGCCTTTTCAGGTAGCTATTGAACGAGCAGGAAACCAGATCTCGTCTAAAGGCTACGATGTAATGGTAAAAGATGAAGATGCCAAGCTATACCACGAATTATTAATGGATGCATGTGCTGCCCATTTAATAGAAGACTGGAAAGGTGTGGTATTTGCCGAAGTAGTGGATGGTAAAACGGTCGAGACCGAAAAACCGTATACACCTGAGAATGCATCAAAGCTTCTAAATCTAGGTGACATTGGTATTTCGATCTGGTTATTCATCAAAGAGCAGGCACAGAAGATTCAAGAAGAAGCAGATCAAGACAAGGCTTTAATTCTGGGAAAGTCATCGAGCTCTACAAATACCAGAAAACGTATGCGTCGAAAACACCGCACGAAATCGAGCAAATCAAGTTCTTAGGCGGCCGTATTCCGGATCCGCCAGAATATTCGTATGCGGCTGACTCCATTCTTTCGGCATTTAGTACTATTGCCAGATCCAGACGGTATGAGCAGGGCATCCCGTTATCTTTAGATCAGCAGGCAATCAATGTCTATGCTGAGCATAATGATTTGCCTGTGGCTGCTCATATCTTTAATGATTGTATTTTTGCGTTGGATAATTTGTTTTTGGAGGAGTGCCATAAGAAGATATCAACCAAAAGCAAAGGTAAGTGACCAAATTGGGTATTGCCGGGCTGAAAAGCCCAATTTGGTCAAAACGTCAAACAATTAAGCAGTTGTTATTAAACGCGACTCAAAATAACGCAGTCGATGTTACAAGATACTTGATCTGGATTGACAGAAAATTACCTTTAAGGTATTGCGCGTGATTATCAAATGATGAATAATCACCTTACCGTCAATATTTGACGGTTCAGCATTCTTTTACTCTTTCCAAGAACCTTGGTGTTTGCTTGTATGTGTTTAACATTAACTGAAGCTAAACAAAAACTTAGAGCATTTGCTAGAGATACTAGCAAAATCAAGTTAACTGCACATGCAAAAGAAAGAATGAAAGAACGCTGTATCTCTATGAAGCAAATTATTTGCTGTTTTGAGCATGGAGATATTACTGAGGGGCCGTACCCAAATACTCGTGGTGATTGTCAGTTAAATGTTTCTGTTCGCACTGCAGGCGAATACATAACAACAGCTGTTGCAATCAAGCAGAGCGAGAACGGTGAATTCTCAGTAGTAGTCACTACATTTAGAGAGTAGGCTAAATTATGTATCACTATGAAGAATGCGGTCTGAGCAATATTTGGCTGCGCAATGGATTTACAATTGAAAATGATGAAGACTATGGTGAACTCGTATCTATTGAATCTGTTCATGAGCTTCATAATGCCATTGGGTTGTTCTTAATTACGCAAAAGCCTGACTTGAATGGTGAGGAAATTCGTTTTTTACGTAAAGAACTAAACTTGTCACAGAAAAATCTTGCTGGGCTTTTAGGAGTCAGTGAGACTAGTATTAGACATTGGGAAGCTGATCGCGGTTTAATTGGTAAACCTACTGAGCTATTACTTCGTGCATTATATAAAGAGCATGTTCAAGGTGATGGCAAACTAAGAAATATGATTGAGTCATTAAATCATCAGGAACGAACTTTAGTACCAAGTGAAATTAGTTTTTCATATGGAAATAACCATTCATGGCATCAAACCAATTGTGAAATAGCTTAGTTAGTTTTATTTGATAGAAACCACCTTCGGGTGGTTTTGCTTTATGTGACATTTATTAATCAGTTTGTTAAAGTTGGTTCACTTTATAACAAATGGTGAAATTCATGAAAAGCTTATTGGCTGCATTTTTAATTAGTTTGGGATTAGCAGGATGTGCAACAACGTCTGGAACTGCACCAAAGGTTTCCTCTAGTGGATTTGATGGGTCAAAAAGAGTTTCTATTGAAGGTCATGGTGTTGCATGTGATCAAATGGTTTGTCCATTAATAGGCGCTATGTGGTCAAGTAATACACCTAATCTTGTGGGATTAAAGATATCTGTTATAAATAGTATTGTTTCAATCAACTCTGTTGATTTAAATGTGGATGGGGAAATAATTAAATTAAGAGAAAATACATTAACTGATTTTTCTAATGACATAGTTCTAGAATCTAGCAAAGTTTTTGTAACCGACTTATCTACTGTTGATAAAATTATCAATTCAAAAAGAGCTTGGATTCGAGTAAATACTAGTAAAGGTTTAATCGAGAATCCGATTATTGATGGTGCTAAGGATAGTAAGGCTTACCACGCATTAAAGCGTTTTAAAGATCAAGTAAATACTGTTAAGTAAAAATTGCACTTAAGTTAAATAAATGAAACCCGCGAAAGCGGGTTTTTTATTGCCTAGAGGAAAGTAAAGATGGCACAAGAATCGCGCTTGGTTGTTGTTATTGATTCGCAAAATGCTGTACGCAATGCTAAGGCTTTAGCTGATGAAATGTCTAAAATTACCGAAAAAGGTGATTCAGCTACACGTACTTCCAAAGAACTGGGTAATCAAATCAACATCACAAATAATATTGTTCAAAAATTTAATACCACGGTTAACAATTCCTCGTCTGTGGTAGGTAAAACTGGTGAAGCCACTAAACAAGCATCGCAGCAAGTCCAAAAATATGGACAAGAAATAAAAACGACAACACAAGAATTAGACAAGCAAGAAAAGTCTGCTCGTTCTTACAGTACAGCTATAAAGTCCTTAGCAGGATATATGGCTGGTTTAGTAACGATTAATGCTGCCATTAATAATATGGACACTTATACGGGCCTTCAGAACCGTCTAAAGCTCGTTACTAATAATCAGGCAGAATTGAATAAAGCGACTGAAGATACATTCCAGATCGCACAAAAGACCTATTCAGCTTGGGATTCTGTTTTACAGGTGTACCAACGCTTTAGTGACAATGCTAAAACACTGAATTTAACTATGGATGATACGGCCCGCTTAACAGAAACGGTATCAAAAGCTGTGGCAATTAGTGGAGCTAGCGCAGAAGCTGCTGATGCCGCTTTAGTCCAATTCGGGCAGGCTTTAGCAAGCGGCACATTACGTGGTGAAGAACTTAACTCTGTAATGGAGCAAACACCAGCTTTAGCAAAAGCTATTGCACAAGGCATGGGTATCACCGTTGGTCAGCTACGGTCAGTAGCCGCAGAAGGCAAAATTACTTCAAAAGAAATCGTTAAAGCGCTTAAAAATGCCCAAGACGATGTGGATGCACTTTTCGCTAAAACTGATATCACAATTGGTCAATCACTCACACTTTTAAATAACGAAATCATTAAATTTGTTGGTGAGGCTGGTAAAGGTAGTGGTGCAGCACAGGTATTAGCTGGATCCGTTCAAACTCTTGCAAGTAATTTAGATTTAATTGCTGATGGGGCTTTAGTAGTTGGTATTGGATATATCACTCGTGCAATTTTGATGAAGAGCGCTGCTATTAAAGAGGGAATGGCTTCAACTTTAGCGAGCCGCCAAGCATCTGTATTAAATGCTCAAGCAGAATATGCAGAAGCTACCGCTGCTTTGAATGCAGCAAAAGCTCATCTCGCGAATGTGCGAGCAACAAATGCAGAAACCCAAGCTAAATTTGGAGCAACTGCGGCAGCAACTCGATACGCACAAGCACAGGCAGCAGTAACTGCTGCTACAAATGCACAAACTGCTGCGCAAACACGCCTCTCAGCAGCTTCTTCTTTAGTTGGTAGTATTGGTAGCCGAGCATTAGGACTTATCGGAGGTCCAATTGGAGCAATTACCTTAGGTGTATCCGCTCTGGCTGCAACTTACACTTATTTTAAAGGTAAGGCAGAAGAAGCGAATAGAACTCTCGCTGAACAAGCCGAAGTGGCTAACCGTACTGCTGAAGAATTAAAAGGCTTAAAAGGTGAGGCAAAAACCAAAGCTATTAATGACTTAACAACGGCTTTTAAAGCTCAAAATGAGGAGTTGAAAAAAACAGAAATGGCTGTTGGTTCAGCTTTAATTGATATTCAAAACTACGGTAAAGGTAATGTTGAACTTACAAGGATTTCTAATGAAGCTCGATTGGGCACGATTAGCTACAAGGAGGCTATGGAGCAACTTGCTAAGCAGAAGTTACCCCCAAGCTTAAGAGATGCATTGAAGGAGCAAATCGACAAATATAATGAAGCTTATGAAAAGGCTGATAAGACCAAAACAGCCATTAAATTGCTTGGTATTGAAGTTACTTTAACGGGTAACAAAGCACAAAATGCAGCAATTGAGCAGCAGAAACATGCTGATGCCATCAAGAATACAAAACAGGCTGCAGATGAGGCTCAAAAGTCCTTACAGAAAATGTATGCAGATAAATTGTGGGATACGCAATTTGTCGAGATAGTAATGAAAAAGGGTTTTTCTGAGTCTCAGGCTAATGATTTACTGAAGCTTTATAAAGATTCATTAGCTAAGGGTCTTAAGGCAGCAGACCGAGAGGCTATGAAAGCATTAACGGATACTTGGAAAGCAGAAGAATCAATCAAAGCCATCACGGATGCTAGAACTGATTCAATACGTGAGCAAAACAAGGAGCTTAAAAATCAGCAAAAAGTACTAAATGTAAATGCGAAAGTCCTAGCAAATGCTTCAAAATTCGGCTTTGCAGATCTGGAGTCTAAATACAAACTTCCATCAGGAACATTATCCGCGATTCATATGATCGAATCTCGAGGTAATGCAAAAGCCTATAACAAAGAAACCGGAGCCACTGGTGGATTTCAGTTTCTCGAAGGTACTGCCAAGCAATATGGCGTAAAAGACCGCACTGATTTAGCACAATCTGCTGAAGGTGCCGCTAAGTACATGTCTTATCTTTTGAAGCTTTTTAAAGGTGATTTAGAAAAGGCTGTACGTGCATATCATGCAGGTGAAGGCAATGTAATGAAGGGTAAAGGTATTGGTAAAAATAATAATCAATACTGGAAAGACTATCAAAGTTACATGGCTGGTATTAATGGCTATTCTGCTGGTGATATCTCATCAAAAGACTTTGATAAGCTTATTCAAGATACCACTAAAATGGCCGAGGAGCAGGCAAAACTTCGTCTTCAATTAGAGAATGAGGTTGCTAATCAAGTAACAAAGATTAGGTATGATCTGGCCAAAAAACTTGAGGATGTTGATAAAGCTAACTTTAGCCCAGAACGCAAGGCCGAAATTAAAGCAGAACTTCAAGCACGTGCAGATAATGATATTGCTATTGCTGAGCAAGCTACAAAGACTAAGCTTGATTCATTCCGAGACTACACAAAGACGGAAGAGCAAATATTAAAAGATAGCTATGCCAAGCGTCAGTTTGAGGCCGAGCATGACCTAGATTTAACTAAAGATCAGCGTAAAGAGGCTGTTGATCTATTAGCTCAACAATTAAAGCAAGAACTTGGGTTAATGCAATTAGCTCAGGAACAGCGTTTATTTCAGGCACGTTTATCATTGCTTTCTGAAACGCAAGCCATGCAGGAACGTTACAGACTCGAACGGGAGGAAATTCTTAAGAATACCAAGCTTTCTATAGAAGAGCGGCAAAAGCTAATCGCATTATCTAAAGCCAATCAGGATAAAGAGACACGCGATAAAGTGAATAATGCTGCTCAAAACTGGGGTGGTATCCAAGCGGATATGAATGGTACCGGAGAATTTTTCAGACAGGATCAGGAACGATTTAGCCGTTTAAATGCTGCAAATGATTTAGCAGATAGTCAATTTGCTGCTACCGACCTGAATGAGCAAAACTCTTTAGATGGTTTGAATGCTCAATTCGAAGCTGGACTAATTAAGCAGCAGGATTTCGAAAACCAGAAAACAGCAATCATTCAAGCTGCTCAGGACCAACGCAATCAGATTGCTGCCGAATATGCTCAGAATGCTCAGGATATTGAAGATAAATATCAGCAAGATCGTTTGAACACCCAAATTGCATTTGGTGGCCAAATGATGGGTTCTCTTACATCTATGTTTGGTTCAATGTTTGGAGAGCAATCTAAAGCTTACAAAATCATGTTCGCTGCAGATAAAGCTTATGCGATTGCAGCTGCTGGTATTGCGATTCAGCAAAATATTGCAGCAGCTTCAAAAGCTGGTTTTCCTCTTAACTTACCGTTGATTGCTGGGGCAGTTGCTCAAGGGGCTAGCATTATTGCAAACATCCGGGCAATCAAAGATCAAGGCTTTGCTGAAGGTGGTTACACGGGTCGAGGTGGGAAATATGAAGTTGCTGGAGCTGTGCACAAAGGCGAGATTGTATGGTCTCAAGAAGACATTAAAAGATGGGGGGGAGTTGGTTTAGTTGAGAAAATGCGTAAGAGTACAAACCCTGAAGCTTTTCTCAATAACAATGCTTCAGCTGATAGTGTCATGCGCCGTGCAATGATGAGCTCTAGTGCCTTTATAGAAAGCCAAAAGCAAGCTGATATCTTTAATCAACCGGTTCAAGATTCTCAGATTATTTATAAGGGTAATAGAAGCGTACCTATCGCTTCTTCTTCGGCCAGTTCTGATCTATACCACGATGGCAAGGTCTACTTCTCATCAAATGGTTTAGTTCAGGATCGATCAAATCTTGAGGATGTTCAAGACTTCACGATGGGTCAAGCTGCTCGACCTCAAGCTGAGATGATGCCTTCAATTGAGCCAGCTTCACCGACAATCAATTTTAAAATTGAAGTGATTAATCAGGTGAGTGGAGCGACAGTTGAAGCCGAACAACTGGATGAGCAAACTGTCCGGATCATTGTTAAAGATGAACTGGATAAGCAGCTTCCAAGAACGGTACCGAAGCTTGTAAGTGATCAAATTGGTAATCCAAACTCTCAAATTAGTCGGTCTTTGACTGAGAATACGACAGCGAGAAGAAATCGTACTTAATAATTTGAACCCTTTTCGGAGGGTTCATTTTCATAATATTTAAATTTCAAGGTGATAAAGTCTGTTGGCATTAAAATTGATGGTTAAGACATGAAAAAAATAATTGTAATTTCTACAACACTTTTAGGACTTACGGGATGTGCCATTCCTGCGGTAAATAATCTCGTAAGATCTACAAATATGTATCAAGATGAAATAGCAGGTGATACAGCGAATTTAAGGGTTTATAGAAGTAATGTACCCATGGTGCAGTTCTATATTACTTATCAAAATAATGAGGGTGAAAAAATTTCAAAAAACCTAATAACTAAGCAGATTTCAAATAATTTAACAAAGTATGGCTCTATGCATGAGCCCAAAAAATTAAATATGCCTAAACCCACAATCAGTTTAAATAATGGTGAAGAGTTTTTTGAGTTTAAAGTACCCGCAAATAAGAAGTTAACTTTCAGGCTTACTTCTGTTATTGGCTCAACTACTATGTATAGTTGTGATGTAAAAATGGACTATCAGTTGGAAAGAAATGGAAATTATGAATTGATCCGTTTTAAACAGATCAAAGATTTTGTGAATCCAGCTTTACTGACTGAACCATCTCAAGATGAAGCCTACTGCAAGTTTGTAGTAAAAGAGATTTTTGAAGATGGTAAAGAAACTTTTATTAAATCGATTTCTTAATGTTAAATCGTTTTTGTAATTAATTTAAATATCTAAACCTTATTTCATCAAACCACCCTTCGAGGTGGTTTTTTGTTACCTGAAGGAAAGTTATGTACAAGTTAAAGCTAAATCCTCAGACCAGCGGCTATGGCGTAACACCAGGTGATGATGTAAAGCGTCAGCAGATGGATGGAGGGCGTGGACGCTATTACATCGATGTGAAGCGTAATAGCCACATTGTTGATGTGAACTGGAATTTAAGTAAAACCGATTTCAATAAAATGATGGCGTTCTGGCGGGTATACCAGAACAAGCCAGCCTCATTTTATGCGGATTTGGTGATTGATCAGGGAGCACGTCAGCAATACCTATGTAACTTCATTCCGAACTCGTTCAAGACCAATGAAGTGAATGGCAACCTTTACCGGGTAAATGCACAGCTCGAAGTTGTTCAAAACCAGCCTAACCTTGCTGCAGATATAGCATTGATTAAGGATTGGGAGGTCTAATGGATAACGAATATGCCAAATTCTTTTTCAATCGGAAAGTTGATGTCTATCAATTGGAGTGTATTGAGCTTTCTCATCCTTCTTTTATGAATACATACCGAATAGTCCGTAATGATGACCGAGGTGTTTATGTTCAACATAAGGAGGGATCCGGTCAGGTCTATTATGAATTTTTGCCAGCATCTATTCAAAGATCCGGAATGCTGGGTGATCTGGACCAGACATTAACAGTCTCTATATCTGGTTTAGGTGATGTAATGCCGGATGAGTTTGAACGGGTAATCGAAGGCCAATATCCCGATGTAAAGCCAACAGTAAATTACCGGATTTACAGTTCAGATAATCTGAATTCTCCAATGTTTTATTTACTCGGACTACAACTCTCAAGTGTCGCCATGAATCATAAAGCTGTGACATTCAAGGCTGAATCGCCGCGATTAAATACCACTAAAACCGGAGATATCTTTGCACTGGATCGCTTTAGTGGCTTGAAGGGGGCTATATGAAAAGTCACGATCATTTGCTCGATAGGCAATATGACGATGAATACTACAATTGTGTTCACTTTGTTCATGAAGCTGCAATGGACCTATACGGTATAGATCGGGCGGAAGCGCTTGAACTCTTTATGCAGTCTAAGGGCAAAATTACTTTTTTATCTTCACGGTTAAAACTTTTAAATCCGCTGCCCATGCCCAAGGAAGGCTGCATAGTCGCCTTCCATCCCAGACAAAGAAATAAGCCCCCGCATGTGGGGCTTTTTCGTGGGCAAAAGATTCTTCACCTCATGGAAAGCGGAGTCACTTATTTGCCTGAAGAGGTAGTGATGGGAATGGGGTTTAATCGGGTCAGTTATTATGATTAAAGTTATTTATAAAAAAGATGCTTTGTCTGAAGAAAAGACAATTGAACAAGCTCAAACCATTGGGCAATGGCTCACTTCAAAATATGAACATATGCCTGAACATGTCCGTATCTTTCATACTACAAGCAATATGGATCATGCCGAAATTTCATTTGCGAATGAAGTCACACCGAAGAATGCATATGATTTAAAGCAGCTTGATTTCTTACCGGGCACTTTTATCGTAGTTGAGAACCCTAAATGGGTCGCGGCTATTGTTTCGATTGTGATTAGTATTGCGATCGCATTTTTAATGCCGACGCCATCAATAGCACAAACGACTCAAAATACTAACCAGTCTTCTTCAGCAAACAATGAACTTTCTAACCGGGAAAACAAGATCCGGGTGAATGGTCGTATTGCTGATAACTATGGAGCTGGGTGGAATACTCCCGACCTAATCGCAGTACCTTACAAGGTATATGAAAATAACGTTGAAGTTGAGCATGTGGTGGGCTGTATTGGTCGTGGACACTATAAAATCAATGGAGCTTATGACGGTGAAACCAATATTGTCGATATTGCCGGTGCATCGGTAGAAGTCTTTCGACCAGGCGTTGATATTGTTGCTGGTGAACCATATTTTTCACTTGGTACCGAAATTACCACACCGCCACTAACGGTTCAGCATCAAACTTCTGTTAATGGCCAAGTTTTACGTCCTGCTGATACACAATCTTTAGAAGGTACGAACTATCTACATTTTGCTTATCCAAATGAGATCCTTCGGGCAACAGCGAACAACACAGATTTAACCACTAAGTTTGTAAGTAATGATCGGGTAGAAGTCACCAATGCTTCATTCACGTTTAACGGCCAGACTTTTGATTTAAACGGTACATATAGTGTTTTATCGGTTGCTGATGATCGCATGACGTTATCAAATCCGGCTGCCGTCAATACTAACTGGTTAAAGCTTAAAGAGTTAAGTAACCAGCAAACAGTAGCTTTATCACCAAAGATCAGTTCAATAGGTGAAAAATGGATTGGCCCATTCATTCTCGACAATGTTGAACGTAGTCGGGTGCTATGTAACTTTGTGGCCACAAATGGACTTTATACCGTTTCTTCAGGTGGGAATCAGGCTGCAGTAAACGTAACGATTGAAGTTGAAGTAACGCCGGTAAATGAATCTGGTGCAGCAATTGGTAATCCGATGCTGAAACAAATCATTTTGAAGGGTTCGGCAAAGTCACGTCAGACCGTTGGTGCAACACTTGATATGGTCACGTTTCAGGGGCGTTGTAGTGTCCGTGCACGCCGATTAACACCAACTCCGGCAGTTACAACAGTAGTTGATGAAGTAAAGTGGCAGGCGCTTTATGGCGCTTATCCTTTGCAAAGCACAGTGTATGAACATGAAACAGTTTTTCGTGCACGTACTTATGCAACCACTGGAGCTTTATCTGTTAAGTCACGCAAGATCAATTTTGATCTGCAGCGGATGTTGCCGACCTATAAAAATGGGGCTATGACGACAGAGCTATTTCCAACATCAAGCTTTGCTGATGCACTGGTTTCAATGGCACTGGACGACAAGATTGGCCGCCGTACGATTGATGAGATTGATCTTGAAAACATCTATCGGACTTATAACGATGTAGTTGATTATTTCGGTACACCACTAGCGGCAGAGTTCTGCACCACTATTGATGATACAAACCTATCTTTTGAAGAGCTGATCACCAATCTATGTGATGCCGTATTTTGCACTGCATATCGTCAAAATAATAAGCTCAAGCTTTATTTTGAACGGCCAACCGATAACTCTGTAATGCTGTTTAACTTCAGGAATATCATTCCGGATAGTTACAAGCATGACCTGACCTTTGGCGTGATGGATGACTATGACGGACTGATCTATGAATACACGGATCCGGCCGACGATAGCCGTATCAATATCTATTTACCGGATAAAGGAGCCAAAAACCCTAAAGAGGTGAAATCTGTTGGTGTCCGAAACAAATGGCAAGCTCATTTCAATGCGTACCGGATTTGGAACAAGATGCGCTTCCAGCGCAAATCCATTACCTTTGATGCGGCACCAGAATCAGAATTACTGGTTTTACGTGACAGGATTGCTGTAGCGGATTATCGCAATGGTATTCATCAAAGCGGTGAGGTGGTACAGCAAGAGGGCTTAATCCTAACCCTAAGCCATGATGTCGATTTTATTGCAGGCAAGAGCTATGTGATTTATCTGCAAATGGGGGATGGTACCGTTGACCTAATACCTGTTACACCGGGTTCAGCCAAGAACAAGGTGGTTTTAGGACGTTTACCGAACGGGGCCTTAAAGCTTAGTCCTGATGATTTTGTGAATACTATCTATACGGTGGTTAATGACGATACTAAAGGCTCATTGCCTTATCTGGTCGCAAAAAGAGAACCTGCTGACAAGTTCTCTAATACCATTACGGCAATTAATTACGATGTGCGTTATTACCTCAACGATAAAGACTTTATTGATGTGCCGGTTGATGATTCACCGATCTACATCCGATATGACCAGCTGGATATTAATCTGGCGCGTTTGTATCAGATGCAAAGAGGTGATTTGCCAACGACTGGAGAAATCAGTTTTGTAGTTGAAGCTGGTGCACTGGTTTCAAGTTCGAGTTCTTATCGACCTGAGACCAGATTTGTCTACAAATTCGACTATAACTCTAGTCCGCCGAAACAGGAATTTATTGCCCCAGCAGCGACTGAACTACCTGCCATTGATACTGGTGAGTTCCCACCTGATCTGGTGGTAAATCTGACGATTAAAGGTGCTGTCGTTGGGCGTGGTGGTGATGGTGGCTTGCCTCATTTGGCATTTGGTGCATGGGAGTCTGATCCGGATTACAACTTTACTAAAACCCGCCGTGATGGGTTTCAGGGAGCGCCCGGTTTATTGAACCGGCACAGCAAACTAAACCTGATTATTGATGGTGGAACTTTGGCGCGAGGCGGCTCAGGTGGTGGAGCAACACCAAGTGGTATTTACACTGGATTGTCTTATGGTGTTCAGGGTATTCCGGGTGGGGCAGGTGCACCATTTGGAAGGGTCATGACAGGCCAGCCAATTTCAAATGACTCACAAGACTGGCGTTGGTACTTCGGAAGCTACTTCAATGTTCTAAAAATCACTGATGCCGAAGCTTCGGTACCCGGTAAAGGCTACCGAACCCAAAATGACCGTTATGGATCTCCCTTATCAGGTGATGGTGGTGGATGGGGCCAGCGCGGTACCAAATCCACTAATGATGGAACATGGAACTGGAAATACCATGGCACAACTGAAGGTCAGCCGGGGCCGGGTGGACCTGCAATTATTGGAGTTGCTCCCCTTACAACCAAATTGATCAACGGAGGGAAAATCTTACAAACCCTTTAAACCTTAAAAGAACTTTGAGCACCCAATTCGGGTGCTTTTTTATTGCCTATGATCTGGAGGATGGCATGCATGAACGGTCAAACAAATAGCGTAGTCGAAGCAGCCGCAAGTACGGCTGCCGCGACTGCAACAAAATTTACTTATGGCTATGTAGTAGGGGGCAGCTTGATTGGTGTAGTTGGCAAAATTGATTGGGCTGTTGTCTTTTCAATCTTAATCGGTTTAGCGACCTATTTTACGAATCTCTATTTTAAGCGCCGTGATGAAAAGCGTAAGAACGAGATTCATGAGCTTCAAACCAAGCAATATGAGCTAACTAAGAAACGTATAGAAGGGGAAACAGATGACAAGCGAACAGACTAGAGCATACCTTTCATTTGCTCTTGTGGGGTTAATGTTTGTATTGGTGATTGCTTTATTTTTTGTGGAAATGCCACGGGAAAATAGCACTCTTTTAAATACAGCATTGGGTTTTATTGCGGGGGCGATGTCTATGGCGTGTGGCTATTACTTCGGTAGTTCAGAGCTAGAAAAGAAAAAGAAAAACGAAGAAACCAAGCAATTGTAATTTACTAAACCTTTATACCGCCTTCGGGCGGTTTTTTATTACCTGAGGAAAAGTGAAATGAACATTGAACAATATCTTGACGAACTCATTAAGCGTGAGGGCGGCTACGTCAATAACCCAGCAGATCGAGGAGGTGCAACAAAGTTTGGTATTACTGAAGCAGTAGCACGTACAAACGGCTTTAAGGGCAACATGAAAGATTTACCGCTTGATGTGGCTAAAGCGATTTACAAGAAGCAGTACTGGACAGCTCCACGATTTGACCAGGTAAATGCTATTTCTTCTGCAGTAGCTGAAGAGCTTCTAGATACTGGAGTGAATTGTGGTACCAGCTTTGCAAAACCTCTTTTACAACGGGCTTTAAATATCCTAAATAACAATGGTAAAGCAGGGTGGCCAGATTTATCTGTAGATGGAATTTATGGACCAGCAACCCTTAATGCACTCAAAACTTATCTTGCCAAACGTGGGAAAGAAGGAGAGAAGGTATTAGTTCGAGTACTGAATATCATGCAAGGCCAACGTTATATAGAAATCTGTGAACGCAATCCAAGCCAGGAACAATTTTTCTATGGCTGGATCAGCAATCGAGTGGTGATCTAAATGACTCAAGCAGAAACAGTAACTGAGCTCACGCCATTTCTGGAATACTGGAGCAGTGGCATCTATATGTTTAAGTGCCCCGGTTGTAAATATTTGCATCCATTTCATGTCGATTCACATCCCAACGGCAGCAAATGGAATTTTAATGGCGATGTTAATAACCCTACATTCACGCCGTCATTACTTGTAAATGATCATCATCCAGCAAGTCGATGTCACTTATTTTTGACTAATGGAAAAATTCAATTCTTAACAGATTGTCATCATGAGCTTGCAGGCCAAACGGTTGATATGGTGCCTATAGGAGATCTTTAAATGTGGGTTGTTGTGGCAACTAAATTTTGGCGAGAGATCATTATTGGTTTTCTCGCTTTTTTATTGGTCATCTGTTTGGCCATGCTTAATCACAAGACTGGTCAGCTAAAAGAAGCTGATCAAAAGTGTCAGTCGCAAATTCAAGAAATTGAACGTAAGAACTTAAAAGCACTTACAGAAAAGCAGAATCAGATTAATAAAGTGAGCGCAGACTATGAACAAACCAAGGCTGAGCAAAGCACTAAAGTCGAAACAATTACACGTGAAGTGCAAAAGGTCGTGGAGCGTCCTATTTATCTCAATCGCTGTATTGATGATGACGGGGTGTACCAAATCAACAGTCTTATTGAAGCCAAACATTCCGGCTAATTTAATGCAGCCATGTCAGACTTTTAATAAGCTTGAGGGTGGTACCGGTAAAGTTATTGCCCTGTGGGCGGTAGATACAGTTGCTAAAGGTAGCGAATGTGCAGCAAAAGTAGATGCATGGATAGAAATAGGAAAAGCCCTCAGTTGAGGGCTTCCATTAACTCTATTTTAATAGAATATAATCACTTAACTTTTTATTTATTTCTAATTGAATCTTAGTTAATTCTTTAATAAATATATTATTATTGTTTATGAAATTTTGATCAATAATCTGCTGACTGCGCATTATAGGATTTAAATAATTTAGTTGTTTGTCAACACATGATGCATATTCATGTATTAAACCACCAATTTCTTCATTTTTTGCTAAAGTAGCAAAGTACATAAGCTCTACCGTCCTTTTTTCACGTATTTCAACAAATTCACCAAACTTTTCAAAAATTTCCACTGCTAGTAAAGGCTGTAAATTCTTATTAACATTATTCTTAATAAGATTAATATATTCTGCACTAATCTTTATATCTGCATTTATAAGTTTATAAATTTCAATCGCTTCAGGTGCAAGAATAGTTTTGTTATGTTGCTCCTTCCAATCATTAAAAAGTGAAACTGCTATTAAGGCTGCCGCGAGAGTAGCTCCTATAGAAAAAATGTCCTTAATAAAAGAAATATCTATTTTTTGATAATAAAATGACTTTAAAATTATTATCAACATAATACATATGGATACAACTATTCCAAAGATACATATAGCATTAATTACATTGTCTTTATTTAGGCGCATATTACGGTTTTAAAAAATTATTTATTAATAATCAATAATTCATCCCAAGTAAAGGGATTTCTACTCAATTTATCTCTACTCATAAGCCATTTTTACTAGAAATATATATAGCGCCTGAGCAGAGATACTTCTTAAGTATAAATTATCCTATATTACGACACATCAGGTCCATACCAAGGATTTCACTTTCTCTTGTAGTCATGTTACGGGTCACATAAGGGTAAATAGCACATAAAAAATACTGTAAATCCTTAAAAGCTTCTTCGCTTAACATACCCATTCCATTTTGCATGTCTCGAATTATATCTAAAACAAAAAGTAGGAAGGTTGTTGGTGTAGCTTTATTTTCAATATGGTCAAAATATTCTATCAGACCATGCAGTTTAAAATTTTCGGGGGGATTAATAGCTTTGTCACATTCTCCCGAGCAACTCCATTTAAAAGCAACAATTGAATTTAAATCATTTACTTTCTTAATGGTGTATAAATTCCCGTGCATTTTATTATTAATTACTAAATTGTTGCCACATACCATGCATTTTAATGGAAACTCATCATCGCTAAAAATTTTAGCTTTGACCGGATTTTCAGCCCTCCACCTATTAAACGATTCAGGAAAAAAACGTTCAATAAGACTAATACCTGATTTACTCTCTAATAAAATACTCTCTATATTTTCTGCATTCAAAACTCTAGTTCTATAATTTGAATTTCTAATACCAGTAATCAGTGTATCTAAACCAGTTGATGCAAGTGTAGAATAAAAACCAATAAAACCATTACATCTATGAGCTGTTAACTTTTCTATTAAATTAAGTTCATCTGCTGGTGCTACAGAGTTGCCAGAATGAGCTTTATGTTTACAGCTTACCAACCATCGTACGCTAGTTGCACTTTGGTCGAATATACCTTGAATATTTTCTTCAACAATCAAGTCTTTTCCATTATCAGCACCTCTTGATGGGCCCTCAATAATTGTAAAACCAAGACTTTTAAAAAATTCTTCTGCAAATAATTCAAAAGAATCTCTAAGACCTTCATCCCCATTTCCATGTGCTGGAGGAATTTCTTTAAAATCAATAATAGCCATATATAATCTCATTTTTATTTGAAAGCATTTATAGTTTAATATTTTTTTAGATTTAATTAATAGTTGATTTTTAGGTATTAATTTTTTATTTCTAATAACTCATCCCACTTAAATGGATTCCTACTTAATTTATTCCTGCACATTGACCAGTTACGACTTGGTATAAAACATGGACCTACACCAATCTTTTTCTTTCCAAATTTGCTGTGAATACCATCCATAGCCTGCATTAAACATTCCTTTTTCTCTATTTGTTTAAAGTCAGTTAATAGGTCATAAGTATGGCCAGACTTTGGCTCTAAACATGTCAGCACTACGCCGCACTTCTTATATTTAATTCCTTCTTTGTAGATATCATTTAACATCCTCGTAGCTGCTTTGACAAAATCTATCGCGCAATCCGTAGGTTCAGAAAACGAACCTGTGATTGATTTATTATAAAAAGGCACACTGGGATCGAAAGGGTTTGATTGAACAAATGCAATCATACATCCGCATAACAACTCTTCATCTCTTAAGCGCTTACACGCATCTTGAGCATACATTGAGATAGCTTCTTTTAGATCCGTTAGTTCAGTTACGCGACCGCCAAAAGATCGGCTTGCTACAATCTGTTTTTTGGATGGGGGAGTGTGCTCGATCTCAATGCATGAGATACCCTGAAGCTCGTAGATTGTTCTGGCCATCACAATTGAAAACTTTTTTTGCATCTCTCTCGGCTCGGCACAGGCTAAATCAAGCACTGTATTAATTCCCATGTTTTGCAACTTTTTTGAGTGCTTACGACCAACGCCCCAAACCTCTGAAACATCGATAAGTGAGAAGTAATATTCTTTATTACACGGATCCATATTCACTAAATCACAAACGCTGTTAAAGCCGGGGTTTTTCTTTGCAATATGATTTGCAATCTTTGCTTCTGTTTTACTTCTTCCGATTCCAACACATACTGGTAAACCAAGCCATTTCCATATTTGTTGGCGCATTTGTTGCCCGACTTTTTCTAAGTCAAAATTCTTTTCATAAGCTGAGAAATCAACAAAACACTCATCAATCGAGTACGGTTCAACTTCTTCATCTGTAACATACGAAGCAAGGATCATATGAAAGCGCCGTGACATTTCTGCATACATTGCATAGTTGCTTGAAAGAACGATTACGTTATGTTGCTGAACAATGTCTTTAGTTTGAAAAAGCGGCACACCCATTTTTATATTTAAGGATTTTGCCTCGTTGCTACGCGCCACGGCGCACCCATCGTTATTGCTGAGCACAATAACGGGTTTATCATTCAAAGATGGGTCAAAGACTCTCTCACATGAAACGTACATGTTATTTACATCGATGAGAAAAAAGACTTTGTTCTCATGTTTCATGATTTAATGCCGTGTCATTTTAATGATATGAGTGACAACGCCCCAGATAATCAGTTCTTGGCCGTCCGCTAAATAAATATTTTTATAATCCGGATTCTCTGCTTTAAGCCATTGGCCTTTTTCATCGATCATTAATCGTTTAACTGTGAATTCATTGTCAATTAGTGCAATAACAATATCGCCGTGCTTTGCATCAAGACTACGATCCACAATCAATTCGTCATCAATATCTATACCTGCATTGAGCATTGATAGTGATGCAACTTTGACAATAAACGTTGAAGTTTCATTCTTGATTAAGTGCTCATTCATATCGAGCACTTTGTCTATGTAATCTTGTGCGGGGCTGGGGAAGCCTGCTGAAATCTTTTCAAGTGCGTAGGGGATAAGCATGTGAGTTGAAGGTACAACTTGCTTAAATGATAAAGCCTCAGATAAAACAATACTTTGTGTGATGTATGGTTTTATCTTGATAATGGACGGTGCAATTTCGCTCATATGTTTCCCCTAGCTTGATTTTGTAACATATTCAAGATGATATTCTAGAGATGAGCATAAATTCAAATTTAAAAAGCTGTGGATAAACAAATAGAAGTCAAAAATTGACGTTGAGTAGTGATTGTTTTATGACCGTTTGTCAGATTATATATATGTAATATATTTAAAAGGATTAAAATTTAAGCTCATAATTAAAAAAGGAAAATGTCATGAATAAATATAAAAAAATACTTGAACTCGCGTTTGTCTTACAAATAAGCATATTCACTCAACAAGCTTTTGCAGATTGGAGAGGTCATGTTGATTGGTCTTTTCATGATACAGGTGCACCAGATTGTCCAGGCGATTATGCGCTTGTAGGAGCTAGTGAATGTCTGGTAACAGGTATATTTGGCAATACAGGAAATGGCAATAGAGCTTGCTTAATGTCTAAGGCAAAAATTGATGCAGAAGATGGAAACTGTAATGGTGCAATAAATAAACTTCTTATTACTCAATGTCATAATGGAAAAGCTCAAGCGGAGATCCGAGCAGCAAATAAAGAGGAGGTGTGTGACTATATTGCTCCAGATAGGCATAAAACAGTAGCTAATACGCAAAGCAACAATTCACAAACTATCTATAATCCAAATTTGAGGAGTTGTGTTGTCAGTCTAAATAGTATTCCTGCTTCAATGATAAATAACTGTGAACAAAGAGTAGTGGCTGATTATAGGCATTATCAAGGTGGGACTTTTATTGAGAACCAAACATATACTCTGGATCCTCGACAAATAGTTAAATTTACACAAAATAGCTACTGCCCAGTTCTACAAGGGTGTGAGCAGCGCTGGGATTTGATAGGTGTTAGATAAAATTTAAATTCGAGGTATAAATCTAGCTTGAAATTCATCGGCAGGCATTTCAAAGAAGAATTGAGATGCCTTTTCTTTATTACAGTTTAGCCAATCATTTCGATATTCTTCAGGAATAACAATAATTGACCTCTTTTCATCCTCAGGCTTATGAAACTGTGACATGAACGGGTGATTATCAGCATTGATTGTAAGCATAGACATTGACCTAACTTGCTGCCCATCGACCACAGTTGAATCGTAAATTGCAGCTACTGTAAAAGGTAGGCTATCTTGCGTTATAGGTATACTTTGAGAATTTTAGGTCATGGTTCCACGGCGGAATCATACCAAACTTTACTTGTCTCCATTCAATGTGGTCACCCTTAGAAAATATAAGAGGGCAGTCGTAACCCGGATAAACATCATCTTTATAGTCGAATGTAGGTTCGAAAAGATCTAATAAGTGTACCCGGTCTTTTGAAATAGGTTCATAGTTTGCACACATGAGTTACCTATGATTTGTCATATATTATTTAATAATTATTTAGAAGATCGAAAATTAATCAAGTTACTTTTCGTCTTTATCAATAAGATTAATAAAACTTTCTCCTTTCAATATGAGATATTGATTAGTGTCTTTTTTAATTTTAATAAAAATATAAGTTCCATTATAATATTCAATAGTTAATTTTCCATCAAGTTTTAAGTTTTCATTTACTTTGTTTAAAAATATTTTTTCATTTGTAGTTTCAGGTAGTTTGTTGACTTGAGTATATAATTTTGAAAATGCAGTAGAAAAGTATAAGATAAGTAATGAAATAATAGGTAATATGAATAAAAATAAAATAGCATACCATACGCGAGATACGATAAAGTTATCAAATAATTTATCTTTATCATCTTTAGTTAGAAGTGATTCTGGATCAATATTTTTATACATAAAAAGTAATAAAATAATAAAGAATACTTCTACTAAGTAAATTGTGACGATTATTTCAAAAATTATCTGTAAGATGGTAAGAAATAAGGGGATATTTTGTTTAAAAACCAATTCAATAAAATGAATGTAAGAGCTTATTAGAAATAAAGCTAAAGAGGGATGTAATTTGTTTTTAATATTTTTATAGATGTTTTTAATGTTCCAACCAATATTAACTTTTTCTTTTTCAATAAAAAGTTTATTAAATAATGTGAAAATTAAAAAAGAAAGGGCAATTATAAATAAAATGAATAAACCATCAGGAATAACCTGTTGGACTGAAAAGAAACGTATAAATGATGGGTCTAAAAGATATAGCCTAGATATCTGGAAAAAACCGCCTAAAAAAGCTGGAATGAAAATTATAATACTCCAGTGTTCTTTGTAAAAATCTATCTCCTTCCAAAAAGTTTTCTTTTTTTGTGGTTCTAAGCTAAACATGTATTTTCTCTATTGCTTGTTGTATAGATAGTTTATTATTTACCTTACTGGGAAGCCCAACTATCAACATGATCTACCCATCAATTCATCATTTTCTTTATTTAGCTTCGTATCACACTCAGAACCATATAATTATTCTTTAAACCCAATGACCAACCAGTCTCTTTATAGAATGGCTCACCATATTTGATTGTGTGCTCAATATAAAAATAGACCCAATCTTTCATTTACTCATTCTCATTTTTTCAGTAATTGATTTAATATTAAGGACCAACTTAATCAGCCCGAATCTTCATTTTAATATCACTTATTATAAATATCTAATATTTTAGTATGATGATCTATTAACTCTTGAGCTTGATTTCTTGATTCATTTTTTTCAAATTACAAGCGACTTTTAATCAAAGCTTTAACCGGTTCAGAAATAATTACGTCTTCAATCATATTCATGGCTTTCTTTAAATCTTCGAAAGAAACCTGAATATAGCCATCGGTCACATCGTTATCATCATCGTCCGTAGTGTGGTTGATTAAACGTTTAATCGTATAGCTTCCTATGGCCAAGCTATTCGCAATAGTGCCAAAGGTGCGGCGTAAATCATGAAACGTAAATTCTATACCAGAATTCTCAGTTACCTTTTCACGTGCAGCTCGGCGATCTGAAATATGGGAAACACCATTTCTATCGGTAAAGACATATTTATTATCACCGGCACGTTTTTTACGTTCACGCATAATGTGCCAAAGGGTATCACCCATAGGCAATAAAAGGTCCTCATGGTTTTTAGTATTAACGATTTTGATGGTACCGAACTGAAGATCTACATTTTTCCACTCAACAGCTTCAGCCTCACTACGTCTAAAACCAGTTAAAGCGAGTAAGAATAAAAAGTCCTGATTGGTATAAGCTCTAAAGTCATTATTTTGTTCACCCATCCAATAAGTTGTGGCAACTGCTAGTGCCCATGCTTCTCGCTGATCTGCGCGTACGTGGCCTTTTCTCCGTTTAATCTTATTGAAAGCCTTTTCTTCTTTAACGATTACAACAGGATTTTTAATATTTAGAATTTTATTCCCGGACTCATCCTTATATCTGCTAATCGTATGATTAAAGAGAGCATGTAAAAATTTTGATGCAAGATTAGCTCGGGAAGGGCTTGCTTCAGAAAGCTTTAAATGGCGATCAATAATCATTGCACTGGTGATTTGATCAAGTTTTAAATCTTTCCAATCACTAAAGTAGTTCTCTATGCATCCGTCATAGGCAATTAAAGATGTTTCCGCCAGCTTTTTACGCAATTTATAGTATTGGTAAGCTTCAGAAAGGGTAGGTACTAACTTTTGTAAGGCATCATTTTGAATTGCTGAAGCTCGTATATCACGCTTTTGCTTAACTGGATCTACACCTTCATCCATCATAATTAGCAAGCGTTTAGCTTCAGTTCTGGCTTGTTCTAACGTATAGACACCATGTTTACCAATAACTTTACGTTTAGATTTGCCATTAGGCATTTTCTTTTCAGCAAAATAGCTTTTAGTTTTGCCCACACATAAGCCAAATCCTATAGTTACTGTATCTCTGTAAAAGATTTGTTTCTCTTCAGACAAAGGAATAGAATCTATTACCGATTTAGTAAATTTAATGTGTTGAGCCAT